TTTCCGCAGGTCGGGCCGGTGCCTGCGGAAATGCACCTGGGAGGGGGTGCCCCTCCCCCTGCTTCTACCGTGATTATAACACGCACAAAAATAACCCCTCCAGATTGGAGGGGTTCGCCGTGTCTTGTGCGTCACCGTGAATAGTATCCATCACGGCATCTTTGCTGCAGCGCCACCATGCCTAGCGCGTCGTCATTGCGTCCCGAACCGTCACGGTGGCCGTCTAGGTACCCGCGAAAGTATTCCGCGCTGACCACTCCACCATCGAAAATGATTGCACCCTTATCTATCCCCTTATTTTCGTCACGTGACGTTTCCCCCGCACCACGATTCCTCCCCTCACTCTCCACGCTCTTGTTTTCCTTAGAGTCACCTAAGAAAGCGTTAAGAATTACCCCAACGGACCCCGATACAATAACCGATACGACCACTACAACAAAGAACCACATTGCACCACTCATTACAACACCTTAACCTTTCTCTAAGCTTCTTCTTACTTTTCTCTTATCGTCTTCACATCACACCCCCTACATCACTACCCCATGCCATTCAACCCCTCCACCATCACGCGCCACTCCGTCATGACACGATCAACGATGAAGCCGTCACATACATCGTCTATATCAACACCGATGCCGACATAGCCTACAACCCCACTGCTACGCACACCACTAAGGCTATATATCCGCTTATGTACAACCCCCTCATACAACCCCCTACCCTCAAACCCCCTATCTCGCCATGATATCTCATACCAACGCATACTTAACACACCACCGTGCGCCATGTTCTCACCGTTGCCGTAGGCCACCGACACATTCTCCATAGAACCCCCGCCACAGAACCCCTTGCTACCCTCACTGGTGGGGTACAAGTGGGTCACTACATTAAACCCCTGTAGGGAACCCCCACCATACACACGCTTATTCATGTCTACCACTTCACTTCCTCAAGCCATTCATGAAAAACAGCTTCGATAATGGCCTTGTCTTCCGAACGATCGATTTCGCTTCCGATGTACACAAAACCGATACCATAAATTTCCGCTTCTGCTGCAAGATCGTCTAATTTTCTTACTAGCGACCCCTCCCACTCCAGTTCTTCCCAATAGTGGCGGTCTCCATCGAAAAAGACACCTGCAACACGGTACGCGCCACGAAAAACTTGCATTCCATCACGGTAGCACTTGACGGTGGGGCCGTTTCGGCTCATGCGACCACCTAATAGCACTGAACAAACATCAGTGCTGGTCAAGTCAAACGCCGCCATTTTATTTCAACTTCCCAACGATTTTCAAACCATCGACACCTACGACACGATTGCCACGCACAAGGCGTTCGCTGTTTTCTTTGAACAGTTGTTCTAGCGACAACTCAACCTCGCTATCGTAGTCGATGAATCCGTCGCCGTATTTTACGGCACACACAAGGCCGTGAGTGTACTCTACTTCTGTCTCTAGAGTCTCCCACCTGCCTACGACCAGCACCATGTCACAAGCAATAGCTAGGGCTTCGCGCTTCACTTCTTCGCGCACGTCACCAAACGACACTACTCCCTGTAGTTCATCGCCGAAACGTTTTTGGGCGTCCGCTTTGCTAGCAACCCGGAACGGGGCTATCTCTGCGCCACCCTCAACATCGACGATGGCCCACATGTCACCGTTATCGGCATCAAATTCTTCTCCCTGGTGTTCCCATTGGCCGACTTCACCGTCGGCGATAAGCCCCGCGAAAGCAATTTGGTGACCCCGAAAGTACACGCGCTCCATTTCGCGAAAGTCTTCTGTTCCCCTGGCTGGTTCGATACGGTATATGGTTGTGTACTTGTCTACTTCCACAGCGTATGCCGTGTCGTGAAAATTAGTGTCTCGCAAATAGGTCATTTCGACCCCCATCTTTCTCTAGATTCTACCCTTGTCTTTGGGGTACACCATAATCTTAGCGCGTACCCCTTTAAACGTCAACCCCGACCCCCTAAACCGCAACGTGTTCTACATCACGTACTCTACCAACTCCATTTCGTACCCGTCTGCCAAGTCTTCCTCATACACAAGCATGTCACCAACCCACGTATAGCCGTCCATATCGAACACCCATTTAGTGGTGGGCGCACCACCCTCACTTACAACTTGATTCCACATTTTCCTTAATCCTCCCACTCAATCCGATATATTTTCGATTCTTCCAAAGCCTTTTCGGCTAGTATTTCGACGCGCGATTCGAACTCCATCACGCTATCCGCGGTCCAACCAGCATCTTCTGCACTGTAGGATACGTCACGTAGGTCTTCCAGCCACACCTGAATCGCGCTAGAACTCCAACTGAAATACTCCCACACAATAGGCGCGAACAGGCTTTCGTAGATGTAGTCTTTCTCCCAAACAAGGTTTTCGTCGTAGTCGAACTGAAATTCGTAGCAAAACTCGCTTTCGATGCTTTGCAGCTCACCCAACAGCGTGCTTTTCATTGCTTCGGTCATGCCCTGGTACATGTCTCACTCTCACTTATCCCATTCGACGCGCGCGGCTTCGGCCAGAACGTCGATCGTTTTGCCCCTGTACTCACACAGCGCCGACTCTCGCGCTAGCATTTGCGGTAAATATTCCGCAACCAGCTCATTGACCGCAAACCTACCCAAACCGTCGTTGTCGGCTTGTGCGTACCATTCCTGTACCGTGTCCAGGATCGTGTCGTGCGACACACTAATCACATAGTCCATGTCACTCATGGCTTCCTCACGCGCTTCTGCGTCGGACCAGTCAAAATCAGCGGACATAACGGGGAAGAAAAACAACGCGTCTTCACGCTCCATTGACGTGCCGTCGTACCACCCTATTGGGTCGATGCAGTGGTTCGCCTGAAAATCGGACCAAATGGATTCCGCTTTGTAGTACAGGCGGCTTGCCAAACCTTTATTGCGTTCAGTGTTTTTCATCACTGTACCTCCATCAACTTAGCGTACGGGCGCGTATAGACCGAAAACGTTTTCCGAAACGCTCATGGCCACATCAACGATGCCGGAATCCTCACCAAATCCCCACACGTCCATCACGGGCACGTAGTTGTGCGTGGTGACCATTTGGACGAAGAACATAATAAGATCGAACATTTTCAAAACCCTTTCGGCTTTCCCAAAACATCACCGCTTTCGCGGTGTTAGCTCCCTTTGAGCTTGTACCTACATCATAACTCCCATAACGCCATGATGCAAGCCAGGCCCCAAGGGGGCACCCCTTTTCAGGGGTGGCTCTTCCCTATGCCTTTAGTTCCCTAGCCAAAGCACTTAGGGCTTCCACCGCGTAGGTGACAGTGAGGCGTTCCAGCGCCATTGCGGCCAACCTGGTGAAAACCATCGACAAGCTCACTTCCTCCCCTCCCGGCGCCTCCATAGCTATTTGTGGTTCGTCTACCAAATCCTCCAGCTCACTAAGCCCGATGGAGTCAAAGATGGCCACCACGTCTACGTAGTAGATGCACGCATTTTGTGCTTCCTGGTACAGGTAGTCCAAAGCCCTATCGCCACCCTCAATATCGCTTACTAGCTGCTCCAAAGCCTCACTGGTTGCTTTCGCCACGTCTGGCCATTCTTCCGCAAGGTCGGAACGGAAGATTTTCGCGTACTCATTGACGCATTCCTGCACCACTTCTGTCACGTCGTACAGCCCTGTCCCCTCAAGCTTGCGCGCGACACGCACTAAACCGCTTTCGTCGCTTTTGAGCATGGCGGCGTGAATTTCGTCCGAACTCAATCCCGTGTGCGGGTTTTCCTCCAAATCGTCGATCAAATCCTGAACCCGCTTAGCATCTTCGCCGTCACAGTCAAAACCATTGATCGACACTGATTCCGCAAGGTCAAGGTAGTAGCCCTCACGCATTAGGTCTTCGATACCTAAAAGCGGGTTCCGGTTCTCTACCCGAAAATCGGTTAGCGTGTCCTCCAGCTCAATTAGCACAAGGTCAACAACCCGCTGAAATTCCGTGTCGGTCACGTATTCCGCGTCAGCGGGTAGACCAGACCACTCTACGCCAAGTTCCAGCAGTCGCTCATGCGTGCTGTCAGTCCATCGATCGACTTCACCATTTTCACCGAAAACAATATCGTCTGCCAACCCACCCGCGGTTTCGTCGAAAAAGTATTCAGGGTACGACGCGGACAGGGTTTCCAGCAACACCTGTTCGAAAGACTTACGTATAGTTTTCTCAATCTCGCTGTGCGCGGTTTCGACTACCACCATTTCCCCATCAGCCTCAACAGCAGGTTGTGCGATTTGGCCACCTAATTCCGGGTATACGCGCCATAGTTCATGTTGTAGGCTTCGGGCAACGTCTTTGGCGACTTCCTCACCCTCATACCATGCTTCAGACCAGCCACGCGACTCAATTTCTTTTTCGATGTTGAACACGATTTGCATTTTCGACCCCTTTCAGGTCTACGACTCCCGCTTTACGCGGCTTCCTGGTCCCTTTGACCATCTACCTAACACTATATGCGCTTTAGTCAGTAGTGTCAAGTGAAAGACTAAGGGTTACCCCCTTTCGGGGGCGCAGTCTTTATTTGTGCTGGTTAGAGTAGTTCTTGCACGGGCAAATCTGGCTCATTCCACCCGCTAGAGTCAGGGGTGAAGATTACGCCGCCTACTTCGTGCTCCCATTCGATCAGTTCAAGGGCTTCATCACTAATTGTGAAGTGTGTCACGGCTTCGCCTAGTGTCACATCGTTGGCGCGCGAGATACGCCAGATATACCCATCAGCCCACGCCTGGTACTCATTGTGGATTTTCTCCCATGCTTCATCACTACAAGCGGTATCGCTGATGTAAAGCACCACACCGTCGCGTGTTGTTAGCTTATCCGCTGCATCCTCCCAATCCTGTGACCTGTACCACCCCTGTGGCCCCTGGTAGTACACGGCGATTTCGTCACTCTCTACCCCCGCTTGCAGGGTTTCATCGTCCACTAAATCCACAATGTGCCGTGCCTTGTTGTCATTGCTCATGCGCACTTCTCCACGATCTACGATAGCCACTGTCAGCCATGACGGATCAGGGAAAATGTAATCAATTGGGGTGCTGTATTCTTCGATTTGGGCTTTATACAAAGCCCCGTCATAGGACGCTACGAAAACATTCCCGGTGTAGTTTTCGGCGACTTTAGACCATTGGCCATTGGCTTCGATTCCTTGCGGTTCGTCGTACAGCCCTTGCGATTCAGTTGTACTTGCTTCGATGCTGGTTACCTGGTACATTTTCAGGTCTCGCTTTCTGCCGCATTTGGCGGCCTTGGTGGCGTTCGGCGTTTCGCTGACAAGAATCAATCTACGCACAACGTCAAACTTTGTCAAACCCCCTGGTCAAAGCATATTTTTAGACCTCAAAAAGCGCGTTGTTTTGGTCTACTTTTACCCCATCAGCTAGGGCTGCACGACACGACACCTTAGGTGTCAGTGTCTACGCGCGTACACACGTGCAAGCGCGCGTAAAAACCACCGTTGACCTGTATGTTTGACACTTATTATCTATATACATATACTTACATCAGTTCCGAAATGGAGCAGCTGACACAGAGACAGATACACACCATCGAAAAGATAGGTAGAAAATCATGAAACACATTTACTTTAGGGACCATTGCCGTAGGCAATAGGTCCACCACGTCGTTTGTGACATAGACCACAAGACGGGCTATAGTCTTGGAAGTGTCTCAAGTCACAAACGAAAATGAAACGAAAATCATTTCTTTTAAACCCCTACCTGTATCAGTACAGATACCTAATCTTCTAAAACGTCACGTGACGTAATCACATTTGATACTTGTACAACTTGTACAAGTATCAGCTGCTCTACGAGTACGCGAAAAGAATGTAACCCACATCACGTCTCCAAGTGTTTGACTTTTTACGCCGTCTATGCGGTAATTAAGCCATGTCGTTTACAGAAACTGAGAAAGAGTTGCTGCGGGTGTTGAAGCACGCCGTAGCCGACATGGTTAAGAATCCGCAACCCAACCGACCAGAGGGCTACCCTGCGCTGAAATGGCAGATGGTGATCCCGGAGGTTCGGGCTCTACTGTCCGACCCGCAGCACCGTGACCGCGAGCTGGCCGTCCGTCTGCGTCGCGACCCGAAGCGGTTCACCGTAGTCCTGAAGCGGGAGCAGAAGCCGTACGCGGTGATCGCGCAGATCGAGGCCGTCCTCAAAGGCTCAACCCCCCACACCAATGACGTGGCGGAAGGGTTCATGGGCAACATCACCACCCTGGCTGACGAGGCGATCGTTCCACCAAAAGACCGGGACTACAACCTGGCGGTTAACTTCTATGCGTACAGCGATGGACGGCGCGTGCCGGACACCGGCACAGTCAAGCTGAAGCGCGGCGCGTTTGGGGCGGATTTATTCCACCACTGGTCCGAGCTGTAGCGCCCAAACTGCGCCCAAACTGCGCCCAAACTGCGCCCAAACTGCGCCCAAACTGCGCCCAAACTGCGCCCAAACTGCGCCCAAACTGCGCCCAAACTGCGCCCAAACTGCGCCCAAACTGCGCCCNNNCCCAAACTGCGCCCAAACTGCGCCCAAACTGCGCCCAAACTGCGCCCAAACTGCGCCCAAACTGCGCCCAAACTGCGCCCAAACTGCGCCCAAACTGCGCCCAAACTGCGCCCAAACTGCGCCCAAATAAGGAGGAGATATGCAAGCAGAACAAGATGGCGTCCAAGGTGCGTTCATCATGTACCTCAGTCAAGACGATGTGCGCCCGCTCATAAGAGTCGGAATGCGCGCCTTCGGAATGGAACAGGTGGCGATTTTCATGTTCGCCGGTTTCGATCCGGAAGACCCGCTGAACGAGTGGGGCAACGACGTCATGCTTGGCGACAAGAGTCAAATCATTGAACGCACCCGCTACCTCGACGGCGCGGAGCGCCTGGCCGAGATGATGGAAATCGAAAACGACTACAACCTGATTCTGTCCCTTGCTGGCATCACCGGCCACGACAATCCCGCGTTTTGGGAGTTGTGGGATGAGGAGATCATGTCGGAGGCGGCGCCCGAGTGGGTGCACTCGGTTCGCCTGCGCACCGGCTCAGGCCACGCGTTCAACCTGTATGACACCCGTGACGAGGACTTGTTGGCGTCCAACGAGGCCCCGCGCGTTGAGGGTGTGCAGATTATGATTGTGACGGGTGAAATCGTCATTACAAACTCATCTGAGGTGCGGGTTTGCGAAACCCGCGAGGAAGCCGTAGAATACCTCACAGAAGCCATTCCCCGATGGTTTCAAGAGTCCTTGAAGGAGGAGTGATGTTCAAGATCATCGAAAAGATGCCTGACGCGAAAATCGCGTTGTTGAAGCCAATTAATCCGAGAATTGCCTGGATTAATGGTCACGAGGTCCATCTAGTTCTTGTTGAGGAGCGCGGCAGCAACGTCAACATCCAGTTCTTCACCGAAGACAAGAACAAGAGGTCACAGCTAACATACAACCGCAGCAACTTTTCAGTAGCTCTGGGAGATGTCACGAGTAACGACCTGTTTCTCACTGCTTTCGCCCGTATTGCTCTGCTTCAGCGGGAGTCCGGCGTCGGCGGGAAAACCACCCCCATGTTTACTGTGAACCAGTTGACCGCGGAGTATCTGCGCAAATCCCTTGACGCCATCGAACCTGCTCGCGATGTTATTGTCACGGTGGAGCCGTTTGCTGGGGTCATCATGTTCGAAATGGACGGCATGGTTTTCGCCCGTGGTGAGGCCAAAGTTGACTATGGCAACCTGGAGTTCATTTTGTCGCTTGCCGACGGTCGGCGAGTGTTGGAAGCCACCCTTGGCTCCGGCGGCTCGATGAACCACGAGGTTAAGAAGGTCATGTACAAGCTTGAAACAATGGCGCCACGCAGTTTTGAAGGAGACCTGTGATGTTTAAACTAAGAGCGGACTCGCCAACCTGGGCTGTAGCCGAGTCAGAGGGCGGCGAGATTGCGGCGTTCGTGTCGCACAATGAAACCAAAGCGCAGGTTGTCTTCAAAAATGACAATGACCAGTCCGTAGGGCTTGCCAGCGAGCCGGTAACAGTTAGTCTCATCGGCCTGTACGATGGCAACCAAAACCTTTGCTGCCTGCGTCCACACACAACCGACGTGGTCCGACTTGCCTGGGAAATGCTGTGCTCTGGGAAGGAAAACCTGCAGGATGCTGTTCTTCGACAGCTTCAGGATGCCTCCGTGGGGTTGGACAACCCGGTTGAGATAAGCCGAAACCCGTCCCGCGAGGGTATGATTGCCCGTGTTTTCGTCGACGGTGACCTGGCGGACACACATTTGCTGAGTACCTGGATTGCGGACGGAAGCCTGTTCATTCAGGACCGCGATGAGGTTGTTTTCCAGGAGCCCTTCATCATTCGGGAAAACAACAGAGAGAACGGCTACAGGTTAGTAGCTCTCGCCCTAAGTGAGGTGGATGAGTGATGTTCGATGCCGAGGGCCTGGATGAGAATGCAGACTACCTAGATGAAGCTGAGTGTCCTTTTTGTGAGTCCTCGTGGGACTGTGAATGCATGTACGACTAAGAGAAAGAAGAAAGAAATGAGTGACAAAAACATCGACCAGGAGGTCCGCCGACTCGTGGAGGAGGCTTTTCCTCCCGTAAAAACAAACTGGCCTGCTGTAATCCTCGGCTTCGCGCTGTTCGGCGCCGCCATGTGGCGACTGGACGGTTGGCTTCTACTGGTGTGCCTGATTCTGTCAGCGCTGCTTGTGATTGCGGGGAAAAGCAAATGAGTTCTAAAGACCTGAAAATCGTTGAGATCATTGTTTTCGTGACAGCGATAGCCTTCCTGACCTACTCGCTGTTCATGCAGTCCGCTGGGGCGTTCGGCTTCTACTGCCTATTCCTATTCCTGACATTCTTCGTCGAGCTGGCTCGATACTCGAAGAGGATCGACGAGTATTTCGAGGAGCGGGCATAATGATGTACGTGCAAAGCCAAGACAGAATCCTCAATCGTATGAAGTAGGAGGACCGGAAAACGTGGCTCATTGCGTTCTTCGCAGCCCTCGGTCAGCCTGTTGTATGGGCCGTTGTTTTCGTAGCGGCGGCGGACAGACTTAATTCTTTCGGCTACCCGCTCTGGAGCCTCCTTGTCTGGGTTGTAGGTCTCGGAGGTGTGGCGCGTTGGCTGTGGCTCATGGCGAGGACACTAACAGCGGCGCAGGAGATCATCAACACTGAAGAAGCACAGGAAACCATCCGCTCGGAATAGCAACCAAATAAGGCTAAACCCCGGCTTTTACGTCGGGGTTTGCTTTTTCTGTGGGTTAGATGTAAAGTGGGTTTCAGCCTTGAAAGGAGGGCATGATGCTAGAAAAGCACTATGATTTTACAGCCGAAACCAAAATGGTTGGCAAGGAAACTTTGCGACGAATCGTCGCTGTGGTGGACGACCCAGGTGGGAAATTCTTGGCCGGTGACCTTGGCGGCTGGCTGGGGGAGAACGCCACGCTGGAGGACAACGGCTGGGTAGCAGATGAGGCCGCCGTGTACGGCCAAGCGTGCGTGTCCGGCAACGGCCTGGTGTGCGACAACGCGGAGGTTTTCGACCGAGCCATCGTCACTGACGAGGCGATGGTCATGGACGATGCGCGAGTACATGGTTCCGCGAAAATCAGCGGCAGTGCTGAGGTTTGTGACTCCGCGGTTGTTTCCGGTAAGGCCAAAGTCAAGGAGGAAGCATCCGTCTGCTCTGAGGCAATAGTGTCCGACAAGGTAACTGTTGGTGGCTGCGTCATTGTGTGCGGCCAGGCCGCAGTGCGCGGCAGAGCTCAGCTCAGCGGGGATGTGCTGGTTGGGAAAAACGCTGTTGTCACTGGTACCATGCGCGTCAGCGGCGCAGCCGACATCACCGGGGATGCGATCCTGTCGAACAATGTTGTGATCGACTTCGACGCCAACATTCACGAAACCCGCGACGTACTGGTTGTTGGGTCTTTTGGCCCAAACAGTCACCGCCTGTACCTGGTGCGCATGGGCAGCCGGGAGGGAATGGTTTGCCTCGGCCCGCTGCGTTCCACCACGGAAAACATGGTTGAGGATTTCACCGGTGAACTGGATTTGTCCGGCTCGGACATCGACGAGTTGAAGGCCATTCAGAGTCTTTTCACCGCGAGGGAGCTGACGTGGTGATGCGAACTCTTATCGGTACCAAAATAACCTTTGTTCCTGGGGCCGCAAACATTAAGAAAGGCTTCTACCGCAATGACGGTAAAGGCCGCTGGCAAGGGAGAACAATTACAAAGCCTTACTGGAGGATACACTTCGTCCATGCCGACTATGGGGTTTTCTTCCCGAAGCACAGCGTCGAAAACCATTCTTTGTCTTTCGACAGAAGGTACAAGGCAGAGGATGTGGCTAAAGATGAGTCGTTTTGGGTGGCTCAGGACGGCTACCTGTACGATACGAGCGGGCACTGGTGGATTGTTCAGCTTTCCGAAGTAATTGCCGAGCTAGGTATGCCGCCGAGGGAGGGCCGGAACCTGTTTATGTGGGAGCGGTCCCCCAACATCACTTACCCGGATGACTCTTTCTGGTTGGTTGACCACATGAACAACCGCTACGAGTTCGGTATGGCTGATGACGCCTTATTATTTGCCGTACGCAACAAACATCTATTTGAGGCCGACCATGCCTGAATTTTCGGTGACAGGGGCGTTGTCCAGGGAGATTGAACGCAGAGAAGCCTTAAGGAAAACTGAGAAGCGCTACATATCCTTGGATCGCAGGTGTCTTCGGGTTTTAACGGACGACGGTTTTACGGAATACCACAAAGGGGACAACCCTGAGTGGGAGGTCAACGACTGCTGTACCCCGGTCGCCATCCGAAACCTGCACGGTGGCTGGTTCTACCCGGACTTCTTGGTTAAGAGCGGACTAAAAAGCAGCGACAAGGGTTTCCTGAAGGAGGGGCTTTACTTTTGGTTTGAGCTGGCTAAGCTCCCTGAGCAGGATGGGATTATTTATGTCGGCCCCGGCGACTATCGTGTTGTCATCCAAGGCTTCGAGGTGGCTCGGGTGGCCCTTTGGGGTCGGAAAGACTTCATGGAGCCCGACCCGGTAATCGAATTACCGAATGAACAATGGGAGTTGTTGTTGAGTCACGGCCAACACAGTCTAATATTCGACACGGCACGAGACGTTTTCAAACACGTCAAAAACATGAAAAAGAAAGGTCTATTGTGAAAAACGAAACCTACCGTGGTTTGAACGCGCAATTAAATCTATTTGGGGATGACGGACGCATCCAGCTAGAGAAGGACAAGGAGGCGGCGCACGCCTACTTCTTGGAGGTGGTGAACCCCAACACGGTCTTCTTCCATACGCTGGAGGAGAAAATCGACTACATGGTCGATGAGGGCATGTGGGACGCGAAGGTTGTCCGCCGGTTCGACTTCCAAGTCACTAAGGAACTTTTCAAGCGCGCCTACGACAAAAAATTCCGGTTCCCGACGTTCCTTGGCGCGTACAAGTTCTACAGCCAGTACGCCATGAAAACCCTGGACGGCACCCGCTGGCTGGAGCGTTTTGAGGATCGGGTTGTTTTGGACGCGCTCGCCTACAGTAGTAGCATCCGCCACGCGGAAACCATGATCGACCTGATTATGGCCGGGGTTTTCCAGCCCGCGACGCCGACGTTCCTCAACGCGGGTCGAGTTCGCGGCGGCAAGCCAGTATCGTGTTTCCTGCTGCGCATTGAGGACAACATGGAGTCCATTGCCCGCGGAATTCATGACAGCCTGCAGCTATCCAAAAACGGCGGGGGTGTGGCCCTGCTGCTCAGCAACATCCGCGAGGAAGGTGCCCCGATTAAGGGAATTGAAAACCAGTCCTCCGGCATCATCCCGATCATGAAGCTGCTGGAGGACTCCTTCTCCTACGCAAACCAGCTTGGCGCGCGCCAGGGCGCGGGCGCCGTGTATCTGCACGCTTGCCACCCGGACATCATGAAGTTCCTGGACACCAAGCGTGAAAACGCGGACGAAAAAATCCGCATTAAAACCCTGTCTCTTGGGGTTGTTGTTCCTGATGTTTTGTTTGAGCTGGCCCGTGAGGGTGCGGACTTGGCGTTGTTCTCCCCCTACGATGTTGAGCGGGTGTACGGCAAGCCTGTCTCCGATTTGTCAGTTGATGAAAAGTACTGGGATATGGTGTCGGATGACCGTATTCGCAAGGAGTGGGTGTCGGCGCGTAAACTCCTGCAACGCATCTCCGAAATCCAGTTCGAATCAGGGTATCCTTACCTCATGTTCGAGTCCGCGGCGAATGAGGCTAACCCGGCACCAAATCTGGGCCGTATCAACATGTCGAATCTGTGTTCGGAAATCATGCAGCCTAACGCTGCCTCCACATGGAAGCCAAACGGAGAGATGACCGGGGTCGGGGCTGACATTTCCTGTAACCTCGGTTCAGTCAACATCGCCCGCATTCTCGAATACGTCGAAGGAGCTCGTGCCGTAGGCGAGTTCGCAGAGCCGATTGAGTTGGTACAGGGTACAGTGTTCTTCTACGTGGTGAAAAGTATCGTTGAGTTTCTGTCCGCTGTGGCTGACGCCGCCAACCAGGACGGCGACCAGGAAATCAACCCATCCATCACCAAAGGCAATGTCAACACCCGCGCTATTGGTATCGGCCAGATGAACCTGCACGGTTATTTGATTTCTCAGGGCATCAAATACGACTCGCCGGAGGCCCGTGCCTTCTTCTCTGCCTACATGCGCGTGTTCACTCAGGCCGCGATCCTGTCCAGCCAAATGCTGTGCTTCTCTGATGAATGGGAAGGTAAAGGAGTTGTCAAAACATGGGCTCCCGCTGCTGGCTGGGAGTCGAGTGACTGGGCTAGCGGAAGGAAGCAGATTAAGCTACAGGAGGCGCACCTGGAGGCCAACAAGCGGCACGAAGGGGTCGACATTCCGGCTCCGAAGTGGCTGCTAATGGAGCTCGCGGACTTGGACTTCACTCGCAACAAGCGGACTCCGATGGCGAACCTGTTCCTGCAGGCGATTCCGCCGACAGGCTCCATCTCCTACATCAACCACTCCACCGCATCCATTCACCCGGTTACTGCTGCTGTGGAAACCCGCAAGGAGGGCAAAATCGGGCGCGCTTACTACCCGGCGTTTGGTTTGACCGCCGACAACTACAAGGACGTGGAAACCGCGTACCAGACCAGCCAGAAGGCTGTGATCGACATGTACGCTGAGGCCGCTCCGTTCGTGGACCAGGGCATCTCCTCTACGCTGTTCCTGCCGGACACCGCCACCACCGCGGACTTGACCCGACTGCACATGCACGCGTGGCGTAAGGGGTTGAAGTCCCTGTACTATGTCCGGATTCTGCAGAAAGCCATCGAGGGCACCAACAGCGCGGAATGCGTGTCCTGTAGTCTGTGACCCAAAACACAACGTCTTTCTTTGACGTTTAAAAGCCAACCGGGTATGGTTTAAACCGTACCTGGTTTTGTTCTCTAGAGGAAGAGGAAAACATGAAAGCATCCCTGCAATTCAAAAATAAGCAGGCGCACATGAAGCTCGTCGACGCACCAGACGATATTGGAGCCGAGGAGTTCAACGAAATGTTCGACACCTTGGTCGAGGAGTTCGTCGCCGGATCAACCAAAATCGGCTTCGAGGACATCGCCGCGTTCTGCTACACCATCGTCAACGCCAAGGAAGTGGCGTCACGGTCCTTCGGCATCAGCCACCTGCGGAACACGCCAAGCGGCAAGAAACTGGCCGAGTCTATTGTTTTCACCTACACCAGCATGTCGGAGGACTGGACCATCTTCTTCGACGAGGAGAAACCGCTCGGCCAGCGACTGTACGCCGAGTCTACCGCTAATGACGTCGACAACGCCGAGGCTTTCCTTGGTTTGTGCCGCAACGAAACCCTCGGTCTGTTCGGCAGCTGCCTGGTTGCCGACAATATTGGCGAAACCCCGTACATAGAGGCGATGATGGGTGCAATGGTCACAACTCGACTGATGCGCGCCGCCATTGAAGACAAAGCAAGCCTGGAAGGACTAATCTGATGAACTTCTCCCCTGTTGACTGGAACAACCCCGATCAAGCCATCGATCTTGAGGTTTGGAATCGCATGACCGGCAATTTTTGGCTGCCGGAGAAGATCGCGCTGTCAAACGATTTGCCGTCGTGGCGCCGCCTGGATGAAAACAAGCAGAGGGCCGTAGTGCGCGCGTTCGCTGGTTTGACGGTGCTGGACACCCTCCAGGCCGAGGTTGGCGCTGGGGCAGTCGCCAAGCACGCCCGCTCCCACCATGAGGCCGCCAACATGGCGTTCATTGGTGGCATGGAGGCCATCCATGCCCGCTCCTATAGCTCCATTTTCGCCACTCTCGTCTCCAGCGAGCAGAACAAGGAGGCTTTCGAATGGGCCAGTGAAAACAAGTGGCTTCAGGCGCAGGCCAATATTGTCAATAATCGATACGAACACCTGGACCCCTACTGGACACGTGTGCACAGCGTAATGTTGGAGTCGTTCCTGTTCTATACTGGTTTCTACCCCGCGCTGCGTCTTGTGTCGGAAGGTTCGCTACCCAACACGGCTGACATCATCCGTCTCATCATGCGCGACGAGGGTGTGCACGGTTTCTACATTGGCTTGAAGGCTCAGGCGATCCGACCCCCGCACATGCGTCCGAGCCGGGTCACGGAACTCGTGTCGGCGCTGATGCATCCGATGGTCCCCTACGTTCAGGAACTATATGAGGGCACCGGCTGGACCGAAGACGTCATTAAGTTCGCGAAATACAACGCCAACAAGGCGCTCACCAACCTTGGGGAGGAACCGTATTTCCCGGACAACGAAACCAACGTGTCCCCACAGGTTTTAGCCCAAATGGTTGTCGACGCTAATGAAACCCACGACTTTTTCTCCGGTTCCGGCTCCTCCTACGTGATGGGCAAGGCGGAGGAAATCAGTGAGGACGAGTGGGGGAGTATGTGATGGATGTTCTCCTGGACACCCGCCAAGGCGGTCTTGTGGCCGCCTGGTCGGGTAAAGTCCCGAAACTTGAGGTCGCGTTGAAGCGTCTCGGCTTCCAGTTCAGCGACTTCGGCGAGTACACCGCACCAACGCTGACCCTAGGCCTGCTGCGGGAAACCAAGAAGGCGGCAGCAGAGTTCGGTCGCGTGAAGGCCAGTAAGCTTCTCCGCGAGTGGGTGGCGTCAACAAAGGCTCGCGGAGCGCTGCAGCACGCGGACTCAGACGCGGAGATCGCGGAGCCACTGCTGCGTGACTACCCGAAAACCGCGGAGGCGCTGCGACCTTACCAACGAGCGGGTGTCGAGTTCATCCGAACCAATGATTCCGTGTGGCTGGCCGACCACCCTGGTTCCGGCAAAACCCTACAGGCCATTGCTGGTATAGTGTCCCGCGATGTCGAGGGGGACATTCTCGTGCTGTCTCCGTCTATCGCCACGCAGGTGACGTGGCCGGAGGAAATCAAACGCTGGGCCCCCGACGATGAGGTTCTGGTTGTGACTGGTGGCCGCAAACGACAGGAGGAGATTCTGGCGAAACTACAGTTCGAGTCGAAGACTCGACGCCGCTGGGTTTTGTGCAACCTGGAGATGGCCCGCATGAAGTACAACAAGCCTGTCGAGGTGGAGGGCCGCATCCACAAAGGCTGGTGGTCCCACCATTTTCCGGAGCTGTTTTTCCTCGACTACGGGGCTTCAAAGCCAAAAAACAAGAGGTTGTGGGCTGCCGTCATTGTGGACGAGTCGCACCGTGCCCTCACCACCACGAAAAGCCAGCCCTACAAGCAGAGTCAAATCCGCGCTGGTATGGGTAACCTGGCGGTGAAACCCGGCGGGCTGAAGCTCGCGGTGTCCGGCACCCCGTTCCGCGGGAAACTGGAAAACGCCTGGGGAACCCTGAACTGGTTGGCCCGTGACGAGTACAAAAACTTCTACGGCTGGGCTGCCGAATGGTTTGAGGTGTCGGATCGTGCGATTCACACTATGAACGGCGAGGTTAACACCACCACCGTCGGTGATTTGTTGCCTGGCCGCGAGCCGCTGTTTTACGAGGATTTGGCGCGGTTTATGCTGCGCCGCACCAAGAAGGAAATCGCGCCGTGGCTGCCCGACAAAACCTACGCCGGTACACTGCATGAGATGGCCGACGAGATCGACTCCGAAGGCGTCAAATCTAGGCTGGTCGGTCACTGGTTGACGATGGGAACCAAGCAGGGCAAGGCGTACCGCCAGATGGAGGAGGAGGCGATAGCCAACCTTGACTCCGGCACGCTCATTGCTAACGGTGTTCTGGCTGAAATGACGCGACTCAAGCAGTTCGCGGGAACCTACGGCAAACTACGCCGCTTCATTGACTCGGATGGCTTCGAGGACAGTGAGTTTCTGCCGGAGCTGCCATCCAACAAACTGGACTGGCTGTTTTCGTATCTTGACGAAATCGGCATTAACAAGGACACCCGCAACGAGCATGGACCGCATGTGCAGAAAATCGTCATCGCCAGCCAGTTCACTCGCACGATCAACCTGTTTGCGGAAACAATGGAGAAGAAGGGTATCGACACGGTCCGTATCACCGGCCAGGTCGGCGGGGACGAGCGTGCCGCCGCTGTGCGCGAGTTCCAGTCGGACGACGGAGCCAAGGTCATGCTGCTCAACACCCTAGCAGGCGGCGTGGCGCTAACACTAGACCGAGCCGACGACTTGGTGATCCTGGACGAGACGTTCATACCGGACGACCAGGAGCAGGTTGAGGACCGCATTCACCGTGTGTCCCGCAACCACAAGGTCACCATCCACTATCTGCGCACCCTGGGAACAATCGAGGAGTCGATTGCCTTGAAAACAGCGGAGAGGGACGACCTGCAGAAGAGAATCATCGACGGGGAAAGAGGAGTTGAATATGCCAGAAGCCTACTCTAGCGAGACCGAGAAACACCTGTCGGCGTCGGGCCGACGCCTGTTCAAGAAATGCCCCTGGGCCTACCGGATGCGATATGTAGAGGGCATCAGCCCCATCGCTAATATCAGCTTCCCGTTGGTGTTCGGCGGGCTAATTCACGAGGCTCTGGAGGGCTGGTATGTGCCAGGCCGTGAGCGCGGAGTGCCGCCGTGGGAGACGTTCAAGGATGGTTTCCAGAAGGCTGCGGTGGACCCGGAAAACGCCGGTATTTTCGTCGACGAGCAGGACTACCAGGCAAACCTTGACCTTGGCCTAGACATGCTGCGCGGCTATGTGGAGCACTATGGTGAGGAGCCGCACCTGGAGGTGATCCAACCGGAGCTGGAGTTCCAGGTTCCGCTCAAGTACAAGACCCTGGACGGCGAGGACCGCCGCTCAATCATGGGCTTCCTTGACCTGGTGTACCGGGACCACTCAAACAGCGGCACCCTGCACATCATGGAGCACAAGACCGCGAAAAGCCTGTCAAACAGCAACCAGTTCCTGCCGCTGGATGAACAAGCGTCTGTGTACCTGGTCGTGGCCACCCAAACCCTACGCGACCGCGGGTTGATTGGTCCGAAGGAGGTTGTGCACAACATGGTGTACAACTACCTGCAGAAAACGATGTCAGACACTCGTCCACGCAACCCTCAGGGGCTGGTGTGCAACAAGCCGAAGAAGGAGCATTACATCGCAACACTGCTGGCAGCAGGGGTTGAGATGGAGGCTCCAGAAAAAATCTCGGTCAAGGATTTGACAAAACTAGCCGAGGATGCCAAACTAACAGTGTTCGGCGATCCAAGCGCAGTGCAACCGGCCCCCCGGTTCGCTCGAAAACTGGTGGCCCGCAACACCAAGGAGATGAAGAACCAGGTTCTTCGACTTCGGCAGGATTTGATGATGATTGATGCTACGGAGCGCGAGCTTCTGCCTACAGTCAAAAATCCAACCCGCGACTGCGGTTTCTGCGAGTTTTCGCAACTATGTATACTTGACGAACAGGGGTCGCTTGACCTCGACGGTGAACTTGTTCGCCGTTCCTACACAAGAAGGAGCTAGCCAAATGGCTGTTTACCACATTTCCTACACCACTAAGCCCCAGGATAACTTCGTTGCTGACGAAGACCTGAAGACCAAGCGTGTTGACGCTTCCTCCGCTCCCCGTGCCGTGGAGAAGGTTATCTCCGGCCTCATCAAGGGTGGCGTCGTGACCAGCCGCAAGCAGGTCAAGGTGCTGGAAGCCAAGCTCGGCGCCTAAGCCAAGCCAAGACGACTGAAAGAAGGCTTGAAATGCCTATACAAATGCCACCTCACATCTGGCTCAAGGAGTGGCAAACCATATGGCCGGACATGCAAGAAAAAATGTACAAAGGTAAGCTAACTGCCGTCCGGGTCATGGAGTACAAAAAAGAGTCAGAGTGGAACAAGTTCTATATCGATGTGCCGATCATCACTGACTCCGGTTGGCCCATGAATAAGGTGGAGCAGGCCGAAAAGTGTGTGGAGTTCCTGCACGACGAGGGCCTAGAAATCATCGTGACGCCGGAAGATAAGGTAAGCCAGTTCGCTTCCGCTGAGGCCGCGAAACTACTCACCGGCAAGCCGGTAAACATCCGTGAGATTGGGGAAAACCATGTCGTTTCTTGATGACATCGCAACCGCTGAAGTTGTCGAGGAGAAAATCAACATCCTTGTCTTCGGACAGTCCGGCGTCGGTAAAACCACCTTCGCGGGCTCCGGCCCCGACAACGGCGAAAAGGTGCTCATCCTCAGCATCGAGGACGGCCTCCGCTCCATCGCCAAAGAAGGCAATAAAACCCAAATCAAGCGAATCAACACTTGGGGTGAGTTGCTTGAAGCGGCGGACTACATTGAGCAGCATCCCTACCAGTGGGATTGGGTTGTGATCGACTCGGTCTCCCACATGCAGGAGAAGCTAATATGGTCCGACATTGTGGAGCGCGGCATCGCCCGCAATCCGGAGCGGAAAAAATACTCCACCCGCCAACTGCAGGAGTACAACGAAGCGAAAAACATGTTCATGAACATTCTCGAACGCTTCATGTCCTCCGATGCGAACATCATCATGATTGCCTTGTCCGAAGTGTCGGAAGACCAGGAGGGAGACTCCTACGTGCACCCGAACATCGCAGGCCAAAAAGGCGGACTCGCGCAATGGCTGGTGTCCCGCTGCAACCTGGTTGGCTTGCTTCGGTTCGGAAAAGTCGCCGACAAACAAGGCAAGACGCGGTTGGTTCGCCAGCTGGAGTTCAAGTCCCGGCCTGGGGCCTCCATCAAGGACCAAACCTCGCTGTTCGCCAAGCCGATCACGCAGCCAACCTTGGCGAAACTCGCCACGAAACTCGCGGAAACCAGCCCCCAAAACATCAAAGAAGACGTAGAAAACAAGAAAGAGGCATAGGAAATGGCTCAGAAGCTATCCTTCTCCAATATTGCTGTCCCCGACCAGAAAACAATTGAGCAGGCCGCGTTCCAGGGCTACACCGGTCCCACCCCGCCTCCCGGAAAGTACAGGGCAAAGCTCGCCGGAGTTCAAATTCAGGCCCGAGATACCGGAAACATCTTTGTTGTTCGCTACGTCATCAACGAGACTGGCGAGCTGAAGAAGTACAACGGTTGCGCGATCTTCGACCGCCTCACCCTTCCTGAACAGCAAAAGGACGGAGAGTACTACACCATCCGCCTCCGCTCTTTCAATGACTTCTGCCAGGCCGCATCCGAAGGTAAAGGCACTCTGCGTGACTTCACTAAGGCCCTCGCAGATGGCAAGTACAAGGTCGAGGAAACCCAGCGAGATGGCACCTTCAAGCTTCTGGTTGCTGCCGGTAAGCTATTCAACTTCAATAAAGAACACGACGTCTTCATTGAATTGCGCCACTCCCCTAACGCAAATGACGTCAACAACCCGTACCTGAATGTTCGCTACATTGTCATGGCCGACACAGCTCGTCTGTGGGCTGGCGAAGAAGACAACGCTGCCGCCGAAGACGATGTTGTCGACATCACTGATGTCACCGAGGAGATCGACGATGATGAAGTCGATGGCCTAGATGAAGACGACGATGATGACTTCGACGACTTGGACGACCTGGACTAGGAGAAAACAATGCTTGCCTCAACCCGCGATCTCGAAATCGACTTCTACACCCTCCAATCATGCGGGCAGTGCGACGTAATGAAGCGGAAGCTCAACGAATGGCGAGAGCATGTGCCGGAGCGTCTAAAGGGCCATGTCGATGTGCGAATGCATCAACTGGAAGATATGACCGAAGAGGAACGCTCAGCCTTGGCAAGGGAGCATGGCGCGGTATCTGCCCCTGTAGTGGTAGTCAAACACTTGAAAAAGTACTCAGGGCCCGTCACTCACGTCACTTCTGGCTTGCAGCCAGACCGCCTAATCGACATGTTAGATGATGATGTGGTTGCGTGGGACGACCCCGACGACCTATAATCACCTGTAGCCAGAACCAGCTGGCTTGAAGGATGTTTAAACGCCCTCGGACATACTCTGGGGGCGTTTTCTCTAGGAGAAAACAATGAGATTTGTTTCACTACACGGGCACACGTCGTTCTCGTTCGGGGACGGGCACGGCAGCCCCGCAGCGCACGTTGAGCGCGCCAAACAGCTCGGCATGTCGGCCATCGCCGTCACCGAGCATGGTAATGTTTCAAGCCACGTGCAACTAGAAAAAGCCTGCAAAGACGCAGGAATCAAACCCATTTTCGGGGTTGAAGCATATGTTGCTCCCCCGCAAACCAAGGCCAAGTTTCATCAAACCATTCTCGCCATGACACAGCAGGGGTACCGGCAACTCAGCCGCCTTGTCACCATGTCGTATGACGAGGGCATGTACCACAAGCCAACCATCCACCCAGAGTGGTTGTTGGACCCGAAGCTCACCAGCGACCTGGTTGTTTTGTCCGGCTGCGCTGATAGTTGGCTATCCTGTACTATCGCCGGTGGTAAGGGCACCGACTATGAGCGGATTGATAAAACCGAGCAGGCTGAGTTGCTGACGGAGGAGGACAAGGCCACTCGCTACGCGGAGGCGTTTCATCTGGTGGAAAACTACCTGGATTGCTACGGCGACCGCTTCTATCTGGAGGTTCAACGTTTCAAAAACTACGCGCGCACCCGCCTCATCAACCAGCAGATTTGCCTCCTGTCTGATGATCTTGGCGTCCCGCTGGTTGGTACCGCCGACGTGCACTACCCCCTGCCGGAGGACTGGTCGACACAGCTGGCCCTCAACTCTATCGCGTGGAAAGTACCAGAGGAGGAGCTGTCAGCGAAACGAGACTACAGCGCCGACCCGTGCACTTTCCCACTTAGCGACAAAGAGTTCGCTAAAGACCTGATTGCCGCCGGTGTGCCGAAAGACAAGGCCATTCAGGCCACCAAAAACACCGCGGTTGTCGCAGACCGGCTTAACGTGGTGCTTCCGAAAACCCCGGATGTTCGTTTCAGCGGTTCCGACGGCACAGATGAGACCGCGCAGAGGATGCTGGTCGACCACATCAAAAAAGGCCTGCGTCGACGGGCCGAGAATCCACGGTTCAAGAAGGACTACATGGGCCGTAAGAAGGAGTACCTAGACCGGATCAAGAAGGAACTAGCGGTCATCAAGCCGAAGGGGTTCTCCGACTACTTCCTCATCAACGAGCAAATCATCGGCTGGGCCAAGTCCCAAGGTATCGCCGTCGGCCCGGCGCGTGGCTCTGCTGCTGGTTCTTTGGTGTGCTTCCTGCTGGGTTTGACCGAAATCAACCCCATGCTGTACCCCGAAATGCTGTTTGAGCGGTTTCTGGACCCCGGTCGTGAAGACCCGCCGGATATTGACACCGACTACGAGAACGAGCGGCGCCACGAAGTGTTCGAGTACGCGCGCACCCAGTATGGAGACGCTAACGTCGGGAACATCCGCAACTTCACTCGGTACAAGGGCAAAACCGCTGTCAAGGACGTAGGCCGGTCCCGCAACATACCCTTGCCGAAGGTCGAACGCTACGCTTCCTTGATCGGCGAACCGCCGTTTGGTGACCCCCGCGAGTTTAATTCTGCCGAGGATGCCGCCACCTCATTTAAGGAGTGCGCTGACATTCTAAATGAATACCCGGATTTGGAGCGTGCTTTCCGTATTGAGGGTGACATGAAAACCTTTAGCGTGCACGCCGCCGGGATGGTCATTAGTAACCTGCCGATCCACGAAACCTGCGCCGTGTACAAAACCAAGAAGACTAGCGGGGAAGAAGCGGACGCCATTGCTTTCGACAAGCGGGACGCGGGCTACCTAAACATGCTGAAACTGGATTGCCTTGGTCTAATCACCATGTCGACAATTGCCGACGTCATCAAAATGACGCCGGGGCTTACCCTGCAGAACATGTACGACCTGGAGTTCAACGACCCGAAAGTGCTTAAAGCTTTCGCCGACGATGACCTAACCGGTATTTTCCAGTTCGAGGGTCGCTCCACTCGCGGGATTGTGCGGGATATTTACACCGGCCGCGACGTCGTGCCGACGTTCATGCAACTCGCCGACATCAACGCACTGTCTCGGCCAGGCTCGCTGTCCAGTGGAATGACCGGCCGCTACATTAAGGTTGCGCGCGGCGAGGACCGAAAGTCTCTGCACCCAGTCGTAGACAAGATTCTGGAGAAAACCAACGGCTGTCTTGTGTATCAGGAGCAGGTGATGCACATCGGCAAACAGTTCGGAGGCCTGTCCGACCACGAGATTGGATTATTGCGCAAGATTATCGGCGCGAAGAAAGCGGGTGGCGCGTTTGATGAGTTCTGGGCCAAGTTTAAGGAAGGCTCAGCGCGGCTGCATGGGGCCAGTGAGAAGCTGGCACGCGAAATCTGGGACTATATGGCGGCGTCCAGCTCCTACCTGTTTAATGCGTCCCACGCCATCTCCTACGCCGCAGTTGCCTACTGGTGCATGTGGCTGAAGGTTTACCACCCCGCGGCCTTCTACGCGGCTTCTTTGCGTTCAGCGGCGAAGAAAAACAAGAAGAAGGACTCGGTTGACCCGCAGTTGCCAATTATGCAGGATGCAGTCGCGCACGGCGTCACCGTCAGCCCGCCAATCCCCGGCATTAGCCGAGCCAGCTGGTGGATTAATGAGGAAGGCTCAGGCGTTGTTGCCGGATACACCCAAATCCCAGGCATCGGCCCCCGCGCGGCGGAGGGCATTATGGCCCTGGAGTCTGTGACATCGTGGAGTGACTGCCTACCTGTTCGAGGTTTCGGGCCTAAAGCCCTGGATAAGGCCGAGGCTTTCTGCGCCAGCGGAGATCCTTTTGGTATCTCGCTAAGCGTCTCGGTTATTTCAGCTGTTCGAGACGCCATTGTTGACGGCAGAGTCGCTCTGCCTCCCCCCACGACCGACCCCGCTCTTATGACAGGCCAGAATGGCCAAATCGAGACCTACATTGGCCATATTGTGGCTATTAAACTCGTCGACGTCATCCAGGACACCTGCACCCGTGAGAACAAAACCCGCGAGCAGGTTGCGGCTGAGATGGAGCGACCAGAATTGTCGACTAAGGCGAAAATCATCACAATGGCCTCGAATGGTGTTGAGGTCCATGTGAACGTGTCCAGGTACAACTATCCCCGCCTAAGGCAGGAGTTTGAGGGGCTGGACCTATCCAAGCCACATGTGGTTCACACCACAGGCAAGGTTTCCACAGACTTCGGCCCCGCCGTACAAGCATCCCAGGTTACTGTTTTTGAGATGGAGGAAGAAAAATGAGCTACAGCGACGTGGTCCAAATGTCGATGGAGTCCGCTCCGCTGGCGATAATCGGGGTTGATCCAGGGGTTACCACCGGAGTCGCCATCGCAACTCTACAAAGAAAAGAGATCGGCTCTCTGGCGGACGTGTTCGTGGAGATGGGGCAGCTGTCGTATGGTTTCAGCGGAAACGGCTTCGATATCATCGAGTCCGCCAGCGCTGAGGAGGGCGAGGCAAAGGTTGCGACAGAGATTGCACAGCTGGTGCGCACAGCTGTTTTACACGGAAGCCGTGTTGTCCTGGTTATTGAGGACTTCGTTGTCCGCCGGTTCGACAGCAGTCGCGAGTTCCTGTCCCCAGTGCGCATCACGGCCAGGATACAACAAGAGCTATTCAACGACACGATCTGTCAAGGGGTAACAGTGGCGATGCAGTCACCGTCCGACGCCAAGCAAACCTGCACTGATGAGAGGATGAAGAAATGGGGAATCCAACCCAAGACACACAAGGACCGTCACGGATTGGATGCGGCAAGACACTGTGTCTTGTTCATCCGCAAGTTGATGGCCAATCCGAACCAGACGCTCCCTGGCTAGTCTCCTATGCTGACATCGCGTGGCTCGCGGGCTGGAAGCGCGGCGAAGTTCCGCGTAGGCGTTTCCAGGCGGCTGCAAAACGTCTCGGTGTCGGGTGGCACACCTGGTTTAACCGGAGGGGAGTTTTCTACCCTGAGGAGGCTCTGGAGGTGGTCAAGGAGATCGCCGGTAGGTTCGACAGCTCGCCGCACGTTGACTACCCCTACGTAGAAGCCAACGTTCTGTCGGCTGGGGCCGACCTCGCCGACGGCTACCCGTCCCACACTCTCTCCCGGCTAATCCACGGTGACCCCGACTGGGGTGACAGCGCGCGGTTGTTTAGGTTGAGAAGGGGAAATGAGGACGGATGGATCGTGGCCCCGGAGCACCTCTGCATGAACTTGTACCCCTGGATCAAAAGCGGTACTCTTGTTTTTCGTAGAGATGCTATCGAAGAACTAGAAAAGGCAGGATACATTGTCGAGTAGGGAACTTGCTTACAGCGAGGCTTCAGAGGCGATGCGACAAACCCTCAAAGCCATCGAACTTGACAAGCAACACAAAGTATACGGTCGAGAAGGCACCCAGGAGGTCGCCTGGCTGGCGAACGAGCCATTGAGTATGGAGGACTTGGGGGACACAATCTGGGCCTCCCTAGCCGCCGCTGGGTTCGTTTTAACACACGACCCGGATCGGGCCCGACCAGAAGAACTCATGGTGGCGTTTACTGTGCGTCAGGCAGCGCAGCATGAGTCGTGAGCTAAAACCCCCGTGCGAAACGCGCGGGGAGCTTTTTGAACTATATCGAAGCCGGGAAGAAACAGACGGCCAGCGGGGTTGCCGCATTCCGCTTGCTTTGGCGGTGTGCGAAACATGCCCTTTTAACCTAAAGAAACGCTGCGCCAAGACGCGACCTGAGGGCCGGTTCGGTCATATCGGCATCTGGGGTGGAGAGATCGGAGTAAAGAATGAAGGCTAGAGAAGCATATACTAGAGCGGGATGGCCGGTGGTAGTTCCTGTATCCAGCGGGAAAAAGTACCCACCAGCCGAAGGGGTAACAGGAAACGTACCGGCTCCGAGCCACAAAGAGATGTTGGAGATATGGGAAAAGTATACGCCGACACAGCCTAACCTAGCGCTGCGCCTGCATTCTGGCCGAGATGACTTCGACGTCATTACCGTGGATGTCGACCACTACGGAGTAAAAACTGGCGTCGACACGATTCGCGAGCTAGAGAGGCAGTTGGGAGCGTTCCCGTGGTTTGCTCCTATGTCGACTCGTCGCGACCCATCTACACAGACGGGACAGTATTTCTTCCGCGTGCGTAAAGGCATGTCGTGGAAGGGAGCCATCGGCCCTGGTGTCGATGTAATCCAGGATACTCACCGGTATGCTGTGGTGTACCCGAGTATCGTTGAGGGCCTACAGTACCGCTGGTATGTGGACGGCGAACCGTCCGATATTCCTAACATCGATGAGCTGCCGTGGCTCCCCGACGCCTGGCAGGACTACGCTTCCGCTGGCGCGGCCAAAGAACACCACGACAAGTCCAAATCCAAGGTAGCAGCCGCGCCGCGCGGTAAGGCTCGGATGCGCGCCGCCATTAGTTGGCTCCGTGAAAACACCCTCCGCTACGGCCACAAGGACGCGCTGCCGACCGAGGCGATGCAGAAGACATACGGACCAGAATTCGTAGAGGCTCTTGGAGGAAACGCGCACGACACAATGTTGGCGGCTGTGCATCAAGCGGTTCGTCTGGCTCTAGAGGCTCATACAGGCTTGAAGGTGGCCCTTTCTCGGATTCGTCGCGCTTTTGTTGATGAGGTTACAGGCTCTCGCGCTGGTGCGTCGCGACGTACCGAGGAGTCCGCGTTGGCGGAGTTCGAGCGCGCGCTAATCGGCGAGGTGGAGAAGGCTGAGGTTGAATCCACAAACGGGACTCGTTTCCTCAGCCAAGATGTCGATGAGGAGGTGCTTATGAGGCTCAATCGGACATTCTTACGTCAGGCTGCGGTTAAACGTCCAAAAGGCGTTGACTTGTCGCTATTCCGCGACACAGATCGCGCGCATGCTGAGATGTTTGCGGCGTATTGGGGTCAAGACGTTTTAGTCACACGTGACAAAAACACCAAAGAGTTTGCCGTTTGGGACGAGGAGACCAAGCGTTATTCATTCCGCACTCAAAACGAGATGTTCCAACTTCTGTACACTGCAACCTCAGATCGTATCCGTTACGAAGCAGACAAGATTGCACAGCGCGCGGCTGAGCTAAAGAATGCTCTTGGCTCCCGCCAGGCTCCACCGGACACCGACGACCCGGACGATCTTTTCTCTGAAGCCAACAACCTGCGAAAACGCGCAGATAGTATCGAGTCGACTTCTAGGAGCCTAAACATCCTAAAACAAGTTCACTCTGTCTACGACCAGCCATCCGCGATCCAGGATTTTGACTCAACTCCAGGCCTCATTGGTTTGCTTGGTGGGGAAACCATTGACGTAGGAAGTCTGGACTCAATCGGTTACGCGCGCATATCTAAGCGAAAAGACCGCCTAACAATGAATACGCAAGTCCGCTTGGTTCCAAACGCAAAGCACCCTGGATGGAATAAATTCCTCGACAAATTCCTTCCGGACCCAGAACTACGCAAGTTCACGCAAAAGGTGCTCGGATACTCCCTCGTCGACGGAAATCCGGAGAAGATCGTCGTGTTCTTGTGGGGGCCGTCGAATACCGGCAAAACGACCATCCTGGAGGCGTGCGGCGCGGCATTAGGCGATTACGGCGGAACCATTGACGCAAGTGCCCTATTCGGAAAGAGTAACCGAAGCGGCCCGGCCCCAGAGCTTATTGACAGCTTCTTCCGGCGGTTCGTCTTCATGTCTGAGGTCGGCGACACGCATGTTCTATCGGCAAACGCCATCAAACAGGCCACCGGCAACGACACCCAGAAGAACCGCTTGCTCTTCTCCAACGAGATGATTTCTGGCTCGCCGAAATTTACCCCCTACATCTCCACCAACACGGTCCCTGAGGTTAAAGGATCGGATAAGGCGCTAGCCAACCGCCTCGTTGTAATCCCATTCCTTAGCGAGAATAGGCCTTCAAAGGTGAAGTGGGAGGAAGATGTGCGACGCAACCCGGAAATCCAGTCCGCTGTTCTCGCGTGGCTACTTGAGGGCTGCCGAATGTACCTTGAAGAAGGGCTGGACCGAGATAGTTTCCTTGTTGAGGTAAGAAATGCCTCCGCTGAGTTCGCTTCTGATGTTGACCCTATGTCAGAATTTATTGCCGAGATACTGACAACCGGAGTCGACGGAGAGATTATGGAAGACCAACTATGGACCTTATGGCAAGAATGGTGCCTTGTGCGCGGCCTACGGGACTCTGAGGTAGGTGACCGACGTCGCCTGCGCAAGAGACTTAAGGGCCACGGGATCAACAACCGTAGAACGATGGATAAAGACAGGAAACATTATCGTCTTTTTGTTGGAGTAAGCGTTAAATAAAAGAACCCCAGCCTCAGTAAAGAGTAGCGGGGGTTTCGTCACCTGTGACGATTACTTAGCAAGGTTGCTGCGCATCTTGTCGAACAGGGATTCAATGTCGGTGCCAACAAGGTCACTGACCGTGGCTTCGGGCTTGCGATGCTTGCCTTCCGCTCCGGCAGTCGGGGCAGCCTTGACGACTTCCTTGTTCTTGTCGGCGATGAAGTGCGTCAGCTCTTCTACCACCTTGTTGGTGATGTCCTGAGCGTTGCTCGGGGACACGCCGTTCTTGGTGAGGCGAGTGGACAGGGCCGCCAGAAAAGCGGCAGCAGCGCCAACGATCACCGCAGACTTGTCAACGCGACCAGTGGACGCGAACGTGGCTGCGATGGCAGCGAGCGCACCCGCGAGGGAGCCGACGAGGGAGTTGACGGTGTTGGCGTAGCGGCGGTACAGGGACTGTCCGGCGACATAGTCACCAACAGCGGCACCGACCTGGCTGAAAAGGTTGTTAGCCATTTTTACTTTGCAATTCCTTCCTTGACCATCCGGTCATGAACAATCTTATCAGGGTCTTGACCAAGGGCCCGGATAATGAAATCCATTTTCGCCTCAAGGCCGTAGGTGCGGGCATCCCCGATGCCAGCCCACTCCTCGGCGGACATGAAACGTTCAGGGTTGATACGGGACTGAATCTGCATATTGAGCAGTTCCTCCAATTCGTCTAGTTCTTTAGGTGGATTGTTCGAGTAGGCGTACCCCTTCGGCGGGATCATGGTCGCCATCTGCTCGAACGAGCAAGCGTACTCGAAAGGCCAGAAGCCGGAGTCCGCGACATGGAAGTGTCGGCGTCCGCCGTTCACCTCGTAGCCGACGATACACACATAGTGGTACACGGTGCCACCGCCGTAGGACGGGGTTGTGGTGCCTAGGGTGGCCTGCGGGTAGTTGCTTGGAGGGACCACGATGTTGGCGATCACCGGGAAACCAGCGCGAATACTGCGTTTCACGTTCTGCCAGAAGTCCTCCGACTCCGCGTAGGTCGGCGGGTCGTGCGGCATGTCGACCGTCACGTAGTTGGCGCCTGGAGCGTACTCTTCGATCACCGGCGGGAACAGGCCAATGTAGTCGGTTCCGTCCTCCGTGGTGCGCAGCTTCTGTGCGAGCTCAGCCTCCGGCACAAGTCGGCCAATCAGCGAGCTAAGCAGGGTTTGGGTGGATGCGGGGCCGCACCAGTACCCGGTTTCCTGCACGAGGTCGGTGTTGATGTACGGGAGAATAACCCGTTCGTCTGGTTCAGTCACAAGCTCCTCCGGTAGGATTGCGTCCCCGAGGGACAAAGCCTTCAGGAAACGCCGATTCCGATCTTCGATGCCGTTGGTGCCTCCGTTGATTGCGCGGGTTGCGCGCTCGAAGAATCCCCAGCGGGTGATGTCGTCCAGGTTGCCGTCGGCAGCTGCGTCCGCGAACTCGTTGAGGCGTGGGCGGGCCACCGTCCAGTACCACACGGCCCCGAGAAAGCCATACTCGTCCGACGACAGCAGCGTCGGCTTGTCAACAAAGAATGTAGGGGAGTCCACATACCCATTGTCGAAAGCCCAGCGGCTCAAGGCCGCGTAGTTGTTGCGGCCCGTCACCTGAATCGGTCCGCGGCCCTTATAGCGGGGGCCGTCACCGGCCTGGGTGTTGCCAAGGTCGCTTCGCCATTCGTAGGCACTGCCGTCCGCGTACTCCTCCATCGCATCCAAGCCAACACTCTCGTGGCCTAGTTGCGCAATGAACATGGCGGCCCGCGGGATGTTGGTGCATCCCGCCTGGACCAGGGCGCGGTTGAACGCCGGGGCTAGTTGCTCGTAGCGCGCAAACGGTGCGCGGTTAAACATCACTTCCGCCAAAATATGCGGTTTAACCATTCGTTACCTCCTTATTCGTCGTTCGTAACGCAGGTTGTCTTCCATTGTTCCGCCTGACTCTTCTTTCGACCCCCCTGCCGGGGTTCGTCCGGTGTGGTTGGACATGAGGAGACAGGTTATGTTGTTCCACTCGAAACCGCCGTACCAGTTTCGCCAGTTGTTGGAGCGAACCCACAGGCGCACGCTGTATCCTGCGCGGGGCACCACAATGGCCTCGGAGAAGTGAAGCGTGGCCTCAATATCCGCTTTTGTGGTTGTTATTCGGGTTTCACGAAGCTGGTCGGTTTCGGTGTAGGTTTTCAGCTCGTTCCACGTGTGGTAGTTGCCCTGGTGGCCGCCTGTTGGAACCAACCCCGCTGTTGCGCGGGTGAACACAATCCAGGTGCCAGGCTTATCAAAAACCACACGCCTGTTAGCCACGTCCAGGTGCGCACCCTGCGACGCGCCGAAAGTCTGGTTGAACGGGATTAGCCGCTCGTTTTGCCGGGGGTCGTTCCAGCCGATGTTTTTTAGGGCTTGTAGCAGGCCGCCGCCAGCGTTGACTGTAGTGTCGCAGTACGCGGAAATGTAGCCTTCTGGGATCAAATCAAGACGCTGGGCTATTTCCCGGTCAAGAGCCTGCTTGGCCTCGGCGATTTTTGCCTCTGTCGCTGGGATGATGTCGGTTTTGATCCGCTGGACTTCCTGCTTTGTACTAGTGATTTCACCCTGAGCGGCAGAAACCCCGCCTGTGTTTGTGGTGATGCGTTTGTCGTGCTCTCCGAGCTCCTTAAGAATGTTGCCGACCACGCCATCTCCGGGGAGGGCGTTAACCTTCAAGAGTCCGGTTTCCGCTAGTTTCTCTGCGTCAGTGCGGTCGTCATGGCGTAGGCCGCCGGGCTGGGTGATGACAATGTCGCGTCGGTTAACGTCTGAGGGCGGTATCGCCGCCGATTCCGCTGGGTTGTCCCATAGGTCTTCATTCCAGTGTGGGTGGTTCACGATCTTCGACACTGTCCATCACTCCCTTCGTAATCTGCTGGTCAAGGTCATTAAGTTTTCTAATCAGTATCTTGATTCGCTCTGTTTCTTTCCCGCCAATGTCGGCCAGTTCGTTGCGCAGCAGGCGAATCAACTCGCTAGCTACTAGTTGCCAGCGGGAAAGCATTTTCTCGGTATTCTGCGTCACCTTACTCTCGGCTCGCAGCTCATCGATTTCCCTGGCTAGTGTCTTGTAGCTCCGGTTCATTGGTTTTTTGATGCTGAACCGAATGTTTTGACGAACTGTACCAACGAGAACTGTGATGGCCACCACAAGGAAGGTGACTTGGCCAAGAGTTGTTGACGTGTCCAACCTGCTAAGGTCGGGGAACGTCACTACTCGACCCCCTCAAAAAAGTATATTTGCGCCAAAAGAGTATGGACTGTTCCAATAAACAAAGCCATAATCCCAACCCCGAAGAAGGGGCTAGGGCTGTGCATGATCCCGCCGATTGACCACACGAGACCAAGGGCGGCCCACACCGCTCCGGTAATAATGTGGGCTGTGCGGACATGCTTCATTTTGGCCACGCACACAAGCAACATGACCCCGGCCAGAGGGAAAATCACATCCCAAAGCTCAACGCCACCAAAAGTAAGCGACAGCCACCACTCATCAGGCGGGGTTTTAGGTTTAACAAGCATGGATGTCGGGCCAATGAAAAGCCCGCCGAAAGCAATCGTCATTACAGACATAACAAAACCCAGCCGTTGCAGGGCTGAAACCGTGCTGTCGCCGCGGCGGTCCTTCGGGTCAATATTAACCATCCAGTTTGTGTTTCCGACTGTCATCCGAGCACCTTGACCTGGCCTGCGGCGTTCTTCATCTTCAGCTGTCCGCCGTGCGCGTACACAACGATTCCGCCGACAGGGGTCGCTGGTTCGTTTTCCACGAAGTTGAATTTCGCTGGCATATTGAACTCGCCGGGGGCTATCTCTCCGCGGTCGCCGAACAGGTTGCGCAGCATAACCCAGCCACCGCGGGTGTACACGAACCCGGTTTTTGTGACCTTATTAATGGCGAAAAACTGTTTGATCGGTGTACCAAGGGCACGCATCCGCGAGGTGCGGTCTCGTAGTTTCTCCAGCGCCATGTTGTCCGACTCCTCGTCCAGCACAAGGTCAATCGCTAGACTGGAGCCGGGAGGGCCCTGCGGCCCCTCTTTGCCAGGTGGGCCGGAAGGAATCGGCAACTCGGCCACGCCGTCCTCCACAAGGAGAAACGCACGACGAGTTTTCTTAAAGTCGAGAGCATCCCCATCCTCGCTGAACCGCAGCCTAACCAGGATGTCCCCTAGAGTGTTTTGGTCTGCCAAAGTGTTCTCCTTATTCTGCGTTGAAAGCTGCGGTTATGGCGCGCAGGAACTGTGCGTTGCGGCGGGACTGGATTGCCCACGGCTCCTCTGGCCGATCTGATTCGCCGAGGCGAACCTCGAACACCACGCCGTTCTCACGGTTCGCGGTCAACGTGACCTGTTTCAGTCGTTCTGGGATGATGCGGTCACTGTCATCATCCTCCCAACCAACCGGGTCCAAGAGGTCGAAGTCCTCAAACACCCTGAATGGCAGGAACGAGTTCACGTTGCCAGTGAACTGCGCGGTCTTGTACCCAATGGCACTGTACCGCTGCATACGCAGAGCCTGCGCCGCGTCGCGGGAATAAGCGGTGTAGCCTTTCCCGCCGTAGTCCTCCGGCAGGGCGAAATCACCAAGGAAGCGCTTCTGGTCGGGGTCTTCCGCGCGTTGGTACGCGAAGAAAATGTCCTCTAGTTTCCCTGTGATCCAGCCGGTGAGGGCTGAGAACCCTATTCCTATTAATCTTAACACCTGCTGAATAAGCGTCCTTGCGATGAGCTTGATGCCCTGGTTCAAAAACTCGTTCGACTTTCCGCCGGTGATGGAGCAGTAGGTTGTCGGAGCAAAAGCGTTGACTTCCTGCTGGTGCCAATGCTCGTCACTGGAGCGCAGGATCGGCCACGACACGTTGTAGCGGCCTGTGTCAGTGCCGAAAAAGTCTCGCAGGAACTTGGTGTCAACGGTCGGCTGCAGGCTCGGCGGAATGTCGTAGCGTCCGAAAATACCACGAATAAATGTGCGGATTTCGTGGGTGATCTCCGCAAAGAAGGAACGATATGTCGGGTTGAGCCTGGTGCGATCCTTGTCGACGAAGTCGATGACAATGCCGGGTTTCGCCATATTGATTCCGCTGATTTTCGGGTCACGGCCAGGCACATAGCAGTAGACATCCGGGAGGATGTTGTTGTCTTTGCACGTCTCCGCGACAAGCTCCGAAATCGGCGTCATCTCCGCCACAAGCGCCACATTTGGTGTGGTGTCCGCTCCTTTAGGGGTCGGCGGGACGATCACGGGGTGCATGAAAGACTGTAGGTCACGCCACTTACCAGGATCGTTCTGGTAGTCCGCGAGCTTGTAGTTGGCGATGAGCCTGTGCTGGTTAGCTTGTAGGCGTACCGCGGCTTTGATGACGTAGTCTTTCATCACATGGATCGCCGGGCCTAGTGCGATGTCCCGCTTCGGGAACTGCGCGTTGAGCACCGCGAACGGACTCGGCCACGCCAGGATATGCTGTAGCCACACTTTGTCATGGTCCAGCTCCACCTTGATAGTGGACTGGGGTCCGTTGCCAGTGCGAGTGCTACGGCTGACACGACCAGTCCAGGTTTTGATGAGGCTGCCAGCGCGGTACACCAGGAAATGCACAAGGCACACCTGCAGATTGGACCGCATAAAGTGCTTCGACCAGGCGCTGGTGCCGCCGATAGTGAAGGAGCTGGCGTCGGACGAGTCCGCCTCGGAAGTCCAGGTTATGGACAGGTCCGACCAGTCGCCGACGTCACCGAGGTACCGTGCGGTGCCGTCGCGGACTTCGATCCGTACCGTGTACTCGTTGTCGGACTCTACGGACTGCCTCCGCTGGTGGAGGCTGGTTTGGTTGAAGAATTCGGCTATGTCCATGATGTGAACTCCGGCGAGTATTTAAGACGCGGCAGGCCATCACCAGAACGGGTTTCATCCGTCACGTGACGAATCTCCAGGGTGTTCATGGTTTGCGGCTCCAAACAGAAACGAGGCCGCTGGCCAACCATACTTGGCCACAGGTTCACAATAGTGCCGTTTTTCTGGCGCTTGAGGAAAGTTGGATTCTTCGGGTTGTAATCGAGTTTGGCGACCTCACCCTCGGCCAGGCCGGGGGTGCGCAGGTTCGGCTGTTCATAGCCCAGCGAAAATTCCCACTGGCCGGGGCCGGGAAGGTACAGCTCCGGGTACACCCGAGGAGCCGTCGACGCATTAAAGAACGTCACCCGGTAACGCTTGCCGCCAACAGGCTTGAAAACCTTTTCTTCACGGTAGCCGAAGAAGTATGCCGCGTCGGACGTCCAACCCCACTCCATGCCTTTGATGGTGTTGTGCAGGCCCCAGTCCTTCTCAATGGTGCCCTGCCCCGCACCCTCAGCGGCCATAGCCGACAAGTAGCGGGGCTCGCGTCCGCGGGTAAGGAACCACAGGCGACCAGGTGAGCCGTGCTGGTGGTTTGCGTACCAGCGGTCTTTGTTGCGGTACAGATCGGCAACATCCTCGCCGAAAATGTTGATCGACGCTTTGATGTTGCGGCGGGTGGCCACCGCCGACACGAACTGTGAGCCGGGAGTGTTCGCGTCGGCGTCGTAGCGGTATTCGGTTACCGGCAGCTCCAGACCGTCCATCCCAGGGGCCAGTTCGACCCCCAGGTTAGCACGGTAGGCTTTGGGGCCCGAGAGGAAGAAGCGGTCGCCGTTGACCCACTTGGAGCCGTCCCATGTGGGTGGCCCCTGGTAGATAATCCATGTGGGCTGGTCGGTTTTCAATGTCACCTCGTCCTAATCGTCTGTCGGCGCTGCTGCTGGTATTGCATGTGATTGACCGTGTTAATCAACTCGCCGCGCGACATACCGGTGTTGATGGTTCCGATGAACGGAGCCTCACGGCCCGCGCCAATAGAGCCACTGGCCACAGTCTCAACGGCAGCTGCGATGGCTCCAGGAATGAAGCCCTCAAGGTCCGTCTTCAACTGCTTGTCCTGTTGGTTGGATATAACAGCGACGTTGTGCGCCAGGCCGGATGGGTCACCGGCGGCTGCCGCCTGCCACGCGGGGATCGCAGCAGCGATCTCCTCTTGACTTGATTTTACAACGTCGTAGAAGGTGACCATTTCGCTGGCCAGGGCACCCAAGCCAGTGACGGAGCCGAGCTGTTTGACGGTTTCCTTACCGACCTTCTCCTCGGTGGTTTCCTCACGAGCGTAAGGGTTGGTGCCGTCGTCGCCGAGAACCTTGTACCCGTAGTAGTACTCGCCGGTTTCCTTAAGCTTCGCAATCCGCTGATCCTCGGCCTGTTCCTCCTTGCGAATCCGCTCCTCATCGGCGTTCAGCTCCTTGCGTAGAGCCTCATCCTCCTCCTTGTGGCGAGCCTCTACCGCTTTCTTCTGCTCGTCGTTGAGGTCTTTGAGCTCTTCCTCGTGGCGCTTACGAAGCTCCTCCTGCTTCTTCTTGTCGGCCTCCTCCGTGGCTTTCTTGCGTTCCTCACGAGCAGCGTCGCGAGCCTTCTGCTTGACTTCGTCCTCTTCTTTATCCAGGCGCTCCTTGGCGGCCTTCTCGGCAGCCAGGTACACACTCGGATCGGCGGAAGCCTCAAGGGTCTTCGACAGGGCGTAGTTGCCGCGTTCAAAAGCCTTGTTGATTTCACCCTGGTCACCCTGGACAATCTTGTTCAGGTCAACCGGGTCTAGCTTCATGGTGCCGTCGATGCGGGACTTGAACACGTCGTGCAGGGAGCCTGAGATGCGGTCAACCTGGTCGTCACGGTACTTGGCCATGTCGCCACGGATACCTTGGATGCCAAGGTTCAGACGGCGGAAGCCCTCCTGTAGATCGTAAGGCTGGCGCTGGTACGCCGAGATCATGGCTGGCATGAGTTCAAATACGAACGAGTTGAACGCGCGGGTTTGTGCAGGGGACAGCACTCGCTCTGGTTCGAGCGTGTACTTCGGCATATAGCCGATACCCAGGGCCTCGCCGCCGCTGTCGTAACCGTGGCCGTGGCCCCACATGGAGGTCAAGTCGTTGCCGTACTTCGACTTGTAGTAGCGCAGGGCTGCGTTCATGTTGGCCCACGGGTCACGGCGATCATCCGGCAGGGACGGGTCACGATAAGAGGCGAACGTGCCGGGGGTGATCTGCAACAGGCCGACGCTCGCGCTATCACCAGTGCCGTTGACGTCGACAATCTGCTGCGAGATGCCGGGGTTACCACCAGACTCGGAATGAATCTGCTTCAGCATGGCGTTGACCTGCGCGGGGTCGTCGGCGTTGAACCCGTTGCGGCGCATTGCCTCCATTGCCATTTCACGCCACGACTCAACATCGCCGGACACGCCGCCAGCGCCATCGTAGGAGCCAGCACCGCCGCCGAAGCGCGGAATTTTGCTGAAGATGAAGTCTTTGACGCCGTCCAGAACCTTATTGGTGAGAGCGTGCATGGCTTGGCCAGCAATACCGGCGAAGCCTTTCATCTGGTCGCGGATCGGATCGAAGGCTCCGCCAATAGCTTCCTTGATCTTATTGAACATGCGGGACCAGAAACCGCCGCCGTTGCCGCCATTCCCACCGGAGATGAACTCGCCGAGGTAGTCGGCCAGGGTGTAGTGAAGGCTGAACAGGGGGTTGTCGGAGCCGCGAGCGCCGCCGCCAATCTGCACGCCGTGGTCACCAGCGGACTCGATGTTGACGCCGTCGATGGTTCCGGCCATGTGTGAGTTGGGGCCACCGCCACCACGCATAATACCAATGGTGACGCGACCATCAAGGCCGGGCTTGAAACCGAACTGTTCGAACGCGGATTCGGTACTGAACAAGCGGCCCGCGCGCAGGTCTCGTCCGTTGAGGAAGTTAACAACACCGGACCAAATACCAGAGCAGTCCCACGAAGGATTGCCATCGCCGCCATATTGATACGGCTTGCCGTTCTCAGGCTTCAGAGCTTCGAACAGGGCTGCGATTCGACCGTCGAGGTCAACCACACCGCCGTTGGCGTAGGCCGCACCTTCGCCGAGCATCCGCTGGACACCTTTAACGCCTTGCTTGCGGGCCACGCTGTTCATGGCCTCAACGGCAGCGGGGCCACCAACAGCCTTGGTCCATTCGGGACGCATGATAGCCTCGCCACCGGACAGAGCAAGGCTGCCGCCGGTTGGGCTCCAGAACTTGTGCGGGTCGCGTCCTGGGCTGTAGCCAGGCATCACACCACCCGTGGCGAAGCGCATCTCATCCACGGCTGGCACAGGAGCCAGGTTACCCAACTTGCCGCCGAGGAACTTGTCGTTGATGTGGTTCCACGTTCCGACAATGCCCTTGTTCACAACAATGTCGATGAACGCGCGAACCGGATCGGCGAAGATCTTTTTTAGTAGGTTCCAGTGGTTCTTGATGCCGTCGACGCCAGCCTTGAAGATGTCTTTCAGCCAGTCGATGGCTGGCTGGAAAATATGGTCAACAACCCAACGGAAGCCGTCGCCGGTTTTGCGTAACGAGTCGCCAAGGAAGTTGAAGTAGGGGACAACGAGGTTGTTGACGACCCAGCCGATGGCGTCCGCGAGTTTATGGAAAGACCAATCCATGAAGTCGAACACCGGTGCGATGACGTTGCGGATTGCGAACCCGATTACTGCGGAGATGATGTCCCATGCTGCTTTGATGACGTCGACAAGGAAGTTCATGGCCGGAACGAGAATCGCCGAAGCTGCGTTAGCAATCGACACGATCATGCTCACTAGTGGAGGAATCAGTGGAACGACCCAGTTAATTGCCTCAACCAGGGCCTGCCCGATAAGACCAATGAGTCGACCAATCGGGTCCAGGAGCGGTATCACTGCTCCCAGGATTTGCCCAAGGCCGTCTGAAATCACCGGCATGACCGGGGCCAGCGCGTTCAGGATGTTGAGGATCGCGTTACCCAGGATTTCCGCCAGCGGCTGCAGGGCGTTGACCAGCTGCACGATCACAGAATCATGGCCGGTGAACAGCGGGGCCAAAACTTCAAGAATCTTGGCGCCAATCTGGCCAATCAGGTCAAACACCGTTGTCACCACAGGCATGATCTGGGTGAGGGTGTTCACCGTCGACGCGATGATCGGCGACATGGCGATGAAAATCTGGCCGAGGGCATTACCAACAGCCTCGAACACAGGCTTCATGGCCTCCATTGCTGGGCCAAGCGACTCGATGATGGGGGTAAGTGCCTGTGCCAAGCCTTGTCCAGCCAGGGACAGGCCGTTGACCAAGCCTTCAATCAGCGGAGCTACAGCCGCGCCAAGCGCAGAGAGCGCAGGTGCGAAGCTTGCCAGCATGTCACCAAAGGCGCGGCTAACGCTGTCCGCGACGTCCCTCACAGGCTGCAAACCCTCAGCGAGACCGCCGAGTGCAGCTGCAAGACCGGGAATAGCACCCGCGGCGAAGTCAGCGAGAGTGCCGCCGACCGTCGTCACAATCGACAATACAGGACCGAGCACCTGTCCAAGTTGCGATGCCGCTGCCGTAGCAGACTGCATGAAGCTCAGGAGCTGCGCGTAACCCTGCGTACCCTCGTCGGTGGCTGCCTTAAGCTGTTGTGCGGCTGCCGCCATACCGGCGAGCATCCCACCTCCGCCTTCCTGGCCAGCGTGAAGAATGTTGCCAAGTGTTCCGAAAACACCCCCGAGGATGTCTTTCAGGTAGCCTGCGTTGCGGATTGCGGACTGAATCATCTCGTCGAAGCGGGACATCCCCGTGGTGGGGTCAACCTCCTTCAAGCTTTCAGCCCACTCGCGGAAACGCTGGGAAGCGTCCGCGAAGTACTGGCCAAGCGGACCCATGAACTTGGCACCCTGCTCCGCAAGTGAACCAAATGCCGCGATCATGTTTGCCAGGACTGGCCGCATCGCCGCCGCCATTTCACTAGCCCCGCGGACAATCTCCGCAACGCCGGATTTGGCTGCGGGGGAGGCGATCTCGGCGAAGGCTAGCTTCAGCGCAGAGTTCCAGTGGGTTGCGATGTTCAGCATCCCGGCGCCGAACTCAGGGATGACGTTTTGGAACGCGTCCCGGATCGACGGGCCGAGGTTGTCCAGTAACCGCTCCTGAGTGAGCTTCTTAAGTTCACGCCACGCCGGGGAAACTTCACGCAGGCTGCGCGCCACGTTCTGCACGGACGGGGCCATGCCTTGAATGGCCTTCTCGAACTCCTCAGCAGACTCGGTGTTGAAAGCGGCACTTATGCCCGCCTTAACATCTTTTAAGCCAACCTTAAGGACTGCAAAGCTGATTCCGGCCATACCAATGAGAGCCGGTGTGGCCAGCGCTGCACCTTGAGCGACGCTTACGAGCGCGCCGCCTATGGCCAGCACGCCGCCGATCACAGCCTTTCCGCCGAGGGCGGCGAGGCCCGCACCCAAGGCAACCACGGCAGGAAGCAGGGTTGCCCCGATCATCTGCGCTACCTTGGAGAACGCACCCAGCGCGATCTGGCTGAAACCTAAAACATAGGCCCCGGCACGACCAAACCCAGCGCGCAGTGACCTGAACAGGACGTTAGAGTTACCAAGGAACCGTGCGAACCCGCGACCAGCGCGGTTGAGGCCAGGCAGCAGGGTTTCGGAAATCTTGTTGCCAAGGCCGGTGGCCACGCCGCGAGCCGACGCCAGGCCGCGCTGCAGGCCGCGCGCGATGCGGGTGTTGCCGATGCGGTACATGGCGTTGGACACGTTGTTCCACACAGGGGAATCCACGAGTCCGCGGGAGATTGTGCTAGCCATGCGGTGGCCAATTCCGCTCAACTTGGTTATTGCTGGTCGCACCTTGTCACCAAGGGTATCAATGGCATAGAAGTACCCTAGCTGCAGCTGTCTAGCAAGAGCTGCCGGGAAGTTACGCGGAATCAAAGCATCAACGTCAATACCGGCCAAGCGCAGTGACTTAAGCGGGTTGAGGTTCGCGATGGCCCCCTGCATGACGTTACGCAAGTTAATGAAGTGCGCAGACAAGGAGGACACGGCCTTTTCGACCTGGTTGAGGCCAAAGTTTTTCATGGCGGAGCCGAACTCTTGCACCTTGTCCCTGGCGTCCAGAAGCTTGTTGGTGAAGAAGATTTGGAAGCGAGCACCTGCCTCAATAGCTCCACGCTGGAAGGACTGGAACTCCAGGAGGCTACGCATCCGCATATCGTGCATGGCCGCATGGACTCGGCGAACTCCGTTGATGAGAGGGTCAAAGGATTCGGCTGCCGAAGCAACGGCCGAGCGAATCCGAGCCGCGTTCTGCGACATCTTCTGAGCGCCTTTAGCAAAGAGCTCGTTGAAGCTGTTCGAGCCATTAATTGCGCTGCCGAGGTCATCGAAAGGCTTGCGCATAAGACGACCTAGCTTCACTGTGAAGTTAACGTAGGGGTCGTAGATGCGTCGGATACCAGCCTCAAATTGGTCGTCCATGAGTTTGAGCAGCTTCGGAACGAAGTTGAGGGCGTTCCATTCGGACTCTAACTTCTTCGGGTCCGGTAACTGAATCTTTGGGGCAGAGACGATTTGTTCTAGTGGTGACTTCGTCGGGGCGTCGACAACCAGGCGGTACACAAGATCAGTGTTGTCGTGCTTGGCTTTGAAGTCCTTGAGCTCATCATCGGCCCAGTTTCGGTCCACATCCACGTACATGTGAATGTGGTCGTTTTCCTCCCGCAGTTTCTCCACGTCGCGGCGCGCGTCGCGCAGCGAGCCCTCGTCCACGTCGACGTCGACAAAGATCGGAGTCCGCTCGATGTCTGCGACGAGCTGAGCGTACTCGGCCCACGCCTCGTTAGTGTTAAGGTGGACGTCGATGTTAACCTTGCGACCATCCATGCGGTCGATGCGCTTCTCCGCAAGGGTTAATTCGCGGTCATCAACCTGTAATTCTACTTCTAGCTGACTGGCTTCTTTCTTGGCTTTTGCCATGATAGCGCGCAGCTCTGTGTGAAAATGCTTAGCATTGGGAAAGATGCGGACGGCACCTTCACCCACGACAAAAGCCATGTGTTCTCCTTTAAAAAGCAAAAAGACCGTCGTAAGACGGTCTTTAATCTAAAACCCCATCTGTTCAAGGAGGCCGTGGGCTTTCTTCTCCTCGAAGGAGTCAAGCCTCTCTTTAACCATCCGCTCCCTGGCGGTAATTGGTCTGTTTCTCCGCTCGAACTTTCTACTGTCGCTCTTCTTCGACAGCATCCCGACAATCGTGAATCGGAGGGCATCGATGCTGTCAGCAATCTGCGTCAACATCTCGATCTCGTGGGTCCAACCCTCCGGGGACACTTCTCCGACAGCGGCGTCCCTGTCGTCCTCCAGCATCCGCTTCAAGTCCAGCTCGGACAAGCTGGCTGCGTACTTCCTGGCCTCATCCTCGTCACTGGTGATTGCCGTCTTGAATTTCAGGTGGGCCGGAAGCTGCAGAATCAGCGAATACAGTATGTCGAAGCTGCTGAGTGGGGGGATGTAGTCAACTAAATCCGCTCCGTAGTAGACACGGAAATCATGGAGCAGTTCGTTGGCGTACTTGTCAACTAGGTCCGAGATTGCTCGGATTTTCCCAAACCACCCTCAACACCCCAGAAGTTCCACATGTCTTCAGTGAGGGCTGCGAAAAACTCAAACTGTTGGTGAGTGGAGTCAATTTCCTCCATGAGGCGGCGGTAACCGGCCTGGTCGTCCGCCATGAAGTTGCGGAGCATCACCGTCGGGCTGGCCTCCGGGTTTTCCATCGATAGGGCGACCTTGATACCGTCCGGGTAGGGTATTTTGATTTCGGTGCCGTCGCTCAATGTGAGCACATACGGTTCGCGGGTTTTGACTCGTGAACGCTTTACTCGGCGCTCCGCCTCTTGTGCGAGGCTTTCGAAAGATACAGCCATTTACGTCTCCTATGCTGCAATGTAGGCCGCGGAAAACTCGATCCCGCGGTAGGTGTATTCCGAGACCGAACCGGTGATTCGGCCTCCTGTTCCAATGTTAACCCAGCCCCCAGAAGCCACTCTTCCTCCTCCGTAGGCTTCCCACACCCAAGCCGCATGAACGTGCACGTCCGCCATCGGACGGGCCCACTGCGGAGTGTTGATCCCCTCTAGGTCTGAAGTTTTGACGCTATTAGACACGGTTGTCACGAACACTAGGTCTCCGCGGCGCATGAACCGGACACCGTTGATGGTTTGGTCCTGCCGGACCTGCTGCTGCCCCTGCTTGGCTTCCTGGATTTTGCGCTCAAGGTCCGCGTCCTTGGCGTTAAAGCCGTTGATGATCATTTCCATCTGACGCTTGTTGACGGCGTCATCCGGCTCGGAAGCATCCCCAACCCGCAAACGGCCTCCAGCGTAGCGCTGTGCCGCTGTGTTGTCGGTTACGGCTGCTGACACCATGTTTTTCGGCATGGCGGCATCCGCCACGGCACGCGCGTCGCTGGCTGCCTTCTTTGCCTCCTCGACGCGGGCTTTCACGTCGCCGAGGGTCTTATACCCCTCCGGCGGATTAACAAAAACTTTTTTGACCTCATTGGTAAGGGTTTGTGCGGCGGCGTTGACGGCGGCATTAACCCGGTCTTGGATGCGCTTCATCTCCGCCAGATTGCCGTCTGTTTTGCGTATCTCAGCTGCCGCGGCCTCCGTAGCTGCCTTCTTTGCTGCTTCGACCGCTGCCGCGACTTTTTTCTCCGAGTCCGCGAGGTTGCGGGAAGCCGTGGTCGCTGTATTAGCCAGGTCGCGTTTCGCGGCTTCAAAAGTGTTACCGAAGTCGCGCATCTTCTGCGCGGTGGCTCGCTCAAAGTTTTCCGAAGCTTGACGAGCAGAACGTGCGGACGCATCAATACTGGTTGTCGCGTTGTTGGCCGCGTCGACGATCTGCTTGTTCAACGCCAGGGACTCCTTGGCGTCAACAATAATCCGGTAGTTTTGGTCCCACCAGTCCATGATTGATGTGAAGGCGCGACTCGCCTCATCCCTGCGCTGAGCATCCTGGATGAGACGGTCCACCTCTTGGCTCTGGGCCTTGATCACCTGGTCGAGGAGAACCTTTTGCTCGGAGATGGAACCAATGCGCTCTAAGGCTTTAATGAGGTCGCGTTTGTCACCAATGACTTCGGACACGTCGGCCCGGAAGTCGGACAGGGACCAACCCTCGTCAGGGCGTGCGGCAGCCTCCAGCGCTTCGACTCGCTTCTCTAAACTCATGGTCCTCCTCAACCCGATTCTGCTCTTATTCTACCCGGTCAGCGGAACAGAGGTTTTCCACTCCTGCACCTGGTCAGTTTCAACCTGGCCCTTGAACGGTTCCTTGAGGAAATCCTCACGGTCGACGGCGTTGCCATAAACCTGGTTGAATCCGTGGTTTTGGCCTTGAACCTTGATGAAGTGGTGGAGAATCTTGGCGCGACCAGCGTAAACGTTGTTGGCCACAACGCAGCGCTTGGCCTTTGCGAAACGCACCACCGCATACTCGAAGGTGCCCCGGTCGGGCCGCTTCTCGTTCTCCAGCGCAAGGTCGTAGAACAGGTTGCCGATGACACGGGTACCGACGGCAGCCTGGAAATCCGCGTCGTCGGAGCCAACCGACACACCGAAGTTCCACCCCTGGTACACGGTGTTGCCTTCGAACAGGCATCCGCTTCCCGAGAGGGAGGTGCCGTTGTCGAACGACCACAGGTGATTGCCGCGGACAATGATGTTGTCGCAGCCCTTCGTGAAACCGATCGGTTCGAAAGCCGTGGTGGATTCAGCCGTGCCGATGGATGAGCCTTCGATGCTGACACGACTTGGACCAGCTCCTGCTGCGGCGTCGAACACGCCGCCGACACCCATTCCGCCTTTGACGCCTTTAACGCGCAGACCAAACATGGAAACGTCGTTGACGTTGCCCTTCAGCTGGATACCAAAACCAGTGGTTTTGTCTGCCAGGCCAGCGCCGTCAATGTCGACGTCGCGGAAACGGACGCTAGAGCCGTCCAGCCCCTTCGGATTGTCCTTGACCGCCGCGGACTGGTGAAGAATGCCGTTGGCACCCGCGTTGGTGATCAGCAGGTCGATGTAGTCCATCAGCATGGCGTTCGACACCTGGAATGCGTTGCGCTCCGGGTCGCCGCTCTTCCAGTCCATGTTGACCGCGAAGCCCTGCAGGGTGGAGCGGTGGCTGTTGGAACCGGAGGTCACGAGGAACGGAACCTGCGTTGCCGACTTGTCATAGTCCAGCTGCGTCAGGTTGCGACCTGCACCAATAATCTTCTTCCCGGCGATCTTGTCCATCGTAACGGTCTTGATCTTGTGCTTGCCGGACGGAATCTTGATGGTGTGGATGTTGGGGGCGTTTACAGCCTTCTGCAGGTTGTCGGTGATATCCCCGCCGACAACCTCGCCGAGCGCCGAGTCATGTACCCAGATGGCGCCAGGGTCACCGGTGGCAATGACCTGCTCAACTGGTTCCTCTTGGCGGCGGCACCAGCGGAACTGCATGGCGCGGTACTTCTCGCTAGGCACGGAATCCCAAGGGTTGTTGTCCTGGTTTTCGCTACCCTCGACGCCGCTGAACGTATCATCGGTCGCATAGAAGAAACCGACGTTGCTCTTGTCGGCTTTCTCTAGCACCTTGCGGAGCTGGTCCACGGACTCCAGGTTGTGGATTGTGTGGATGAAACGCAGAGGCGATTCCGCGCGGTAGTGGTCTGGGGTTACCGGTGCGGCGGCATCATCCAGGTACGCGGAAGCGGCTTTCTCGAACGACATGAGGATGTCGGCGCACTCCAAGATTTCAGGCTTGGTGTTGGTGCCGGGGTTTCCTACAACAAGGAAGCCTTTACCGAATTCGGCTTTGATCTTCTTGTACAAGTCCTTGTACTGGTCGATCAAGGCAGCCTCAGACGGGGCCCAGCCGTTGATCATTTCGTCCAGGAAGACGCCCTCAAGCTTGTAGGCTTCCTGATACTTGCGAATCTCCGCCAGAACGTCATCGACGGACTTGGTGCCTTTGATGGTGCGCACATAGCCTACGCCAGGCACGTTCTTGTTCTTCAGCTGCGTCGTCAGGTCGGTGAAGTCAGGCTCAACCTTGTCGCCGAATCCGCTTCGGGGGTTGATGATGACGAAGCCAATGATGTCGAGGTTGCCGAAGATATAGTCCCATTTGGAACCGGGCTGGCGCTGGTCAGCCCACCAGTAGGTGACAGGAGCCCAGTAGCGCTTACCCGGACTGAACCAGCGGAACGGGTCTTCTGGAGAGGTGTCTCCAATCGGTTCTCCTCCGCCTTCTTCGGCCAGTTTCGACTTGATGGCGGCGTCGACGATTTCCCGAATCTTCGCCTCGTCGACAGAGGCAGCGGGTGCTGCTGGGGTACCGTCTCCTGCGGGAGCCGGGGCTGACTTGGCCAGTTCAGCCTTGACCAGGTTCTCAACAGTGGTGTTGAAGTCAGATGGGAGCTCAGCCGGGGGCAGATGCGAAATCCGCTCCTGCACGGCCTTGGTTACCGCTGCGGTGAGGGCGTCCTCTTGGACTGCAACAGGGTTGGCCTCCAGGTAGCTGCGCACAGCGGGAGCAATGTCCTCCGCGGTGGGTTTCGCGGGGGCTGCGATGCCCTCGATCTTCTTGTCCAGTTCAGCCTGCTTGGCCTGCACGCCGGTGACAGATTCCGCGGCGGCCTGCGCCAGGGTGTGTGCGCCGCTGATGCCCTGCTCCATATGAGTGAAGCGCGCAGCGGATGCGGGGTGTTGGGTTGAGTTGTCTTTCCACTCCTGTGGGGTGTAAGCCAATTTGGGTATCTCCTAAAGGTATGATTTACGGTGACGTGACCGCATTCGGGGATGTAACAGCGTTGGGGCTGGTCACGCGTAAAACGTTCGCAGCCCCAGGTGTTACGGCTGGCGGGATAACTGGGGGAGACGTTACTCCAGTTACCCCACCACGAAACCCATGTCAGCAGCTAAGGCTTTCCAGCCCTCACCACCGAACACGTGTTTGACGGCGTAGTCGAGCTCGTCGTCACGGGAAGCCTTCAAGGTCACTGAGTAGGAAATCTCGGAATCCGCGGACCAGGCGTTCTCCTGAACTTCGGACACGATAGCCTTCGGCATGACCTTGATGATGTAGATCGGAAGATCGTTGTACGAGTCCTCGGCGATGTACAGCATACGGCGGTAGCGCGCCTTCGGGATGTTGTCCTGGGTGAAGGACAGCTCCGAGTTGGCTCCAATCTTTGCCTTGGAGAGGTCCACGTTGTAGTAGAACTCAAGGGAGCCCTTGGAGGTTTCCTGCATGACGAACGCCGCGGACGTAACGTCTTTAGTGAAGTCAGTGCGGGTCGGCTCCTGAGCACCAAACGACTCGACGTCGGACTGCTCGGTCTCACGGGAGAAGTTAATGCCCGAGGACTTCTGCAGCCAGCCGAGAGAGAAGTAGCCCATATTGCGGAAGTTCACCAGTTTGGCGTCATCCGTGAAGAAGACTTCCGGCACGGGAACCGTCATGGGGGCGAACAGAACAACGCCGCCGAGGGCCTTGCGAATCAGCTTACCCTTGGCCTGACGCAGGGAATCCAGGTCGGTGGAACCCGCTGCGGCTGGGTTTTGGGTCTGGGTGATGTCCTCAACCTTGTAGTTTTCGCCAGAAGCCTTACCCTGGACGTTGGCGTCGTCAACGGTAAGAGTTGCGGCCTTCACCACAATGGTGAATGGACCACCGGTGCTGCCACGAACAGTGGCCTCGTCCTCGCCGGAGACGGCACGGATCGCAGCCTGGATTGTGCTGACGGAACCCGGAGCCGAAATGGCGCCGGTGGCTGTACCACCAACATTAAGGGTGAAAGAACCTGACAGACTGCCTGCAGGCAGTGTCAGCTTAAAAGTTGCCATACTTGGCTCCTCCTAGTACTAGTTATGCCCAGCGAACACGGGCATGGAGTTCAAAAGCCTTCTCCACCTCGAAATCATCATCGAGGCGAGTGGCTTGCTGCTCAGCGCCGGAGATTTCGCGAGCGTTGTCCACGTAGAACCCAGCCCAACTATGCCTCGGCGCGGCAAGTATTCTTTTCGTCGCCTCCCCAGCCAGCCACATAGCCCTGGAACGGTCCTTCGCAATGAACGACAACTCAACACTGGAGATGTCGGTGAAGGAGTCCGTCAGGTAGCCTGCGTCCCTGTGTAGGAGGATGTAGTCGAAGTCTTTAATTTTGTAGCGACGCTTCGCGGTGGTCATGTTCTCGAAGCGGTCGAAAGCTTTTTCCCTTGAAGTGCCTATTTGTTTCGGGCCAACCAGGTCTTCCAGTATGGCCGCCACAATGCGCTCCCAGTCGGGCATGGTGTAGTCATCCAACTGCCTCAACCTCCCTCATGGCTTTGCTCAGAGCCTTGGCTCGCTTCTCTTTTGCAATGAGTGCTGGCCAGAAGCGCTCCGGGTTTATTGAGTAAATCTCAAACGTGGCACGGTCAACCTGGATGCCACCAGGGATGACCTTTCGCACCCGCAGGGTGTCCCGCAGCCGTTGGTCCCGCTCTCCGTCGTGGCGCTCGCCTATTGCTTTCTTCAGGGCTTTCTTCGTGGCCCATGCTTTACGGAACAATTCCGCACGGAGGGCCGGGCTGTTCAACAGCAACTGCCCCATGCCGTAGAAGTCGGAGAAGTACAGAACACCTGGACGCCGACCGGAGGCTTGCCTGTCTAGGCGTTTCTGGTTGAAGGAGTCGTTGATTTTGGTTACGTCATACCTAGGTGTAGTCGACATGCTTCACCTCCACCCTCGCCAGGAAAACCTCTTTACCGCCGACAACGTGCGTCCACGGCGACACATAGTCGTTGTGCGCTTCACCCTCGACAATGTAAACCTGCTGCGACCCGTCATAAGCAGTGAAAACAACCAGATCATCCGTGCGAATGTCGTCGGTTGGATCGCAGTACATGGTTTTACCGTCGTAGGTTCCGCGGTTGTTGGCCTGCGTCGTTGTCAAATCTTGAGTTGTACGCGGCGCCACCACGGCGCCGTAAATCTTGTGGTGGAACTCGGAACCCGCCAGGGCACCGGCGACGTACTCCTGGTCGCCGAAATCATCCGGGTCGTAGTCCTGAAACTGGTTTCGTTTGCGCCGCCAGATTTCGACGTCACCGGAGAAACCAGCCCTGAAAGCAATAGAGCTCATCGGTACCCCCTCCATCCGCGTCGGGGTTTAGCCACCCGCGCGTAGGGGGTTTTCATGCGGGCCGATAAGGTTTTAGTCTTGTTGTAGCCCTGTAGCAGCAGAGCAATCTGCTCTAGTTCTTCCCGACTGAACCAGGCTTTACCGGGGTCTTCACTGTCGTAGCGACTATAGGCGAATGGCCCCATCGTCTCGGACGAGAAGCCGTCCGGGTTTTGCGCGATTTTGCGCGCGGCGTTGGTGACCGCTGCCTCGACGAAAAGACGCAAGGGAGCGTCCTCCGGCGAGGCGTCAAAAGCTGGCTTCAGTGTCGGGAAGCGACCCGACAGCCAGGCGGAAATCATCTCCAGGTATGCCTGAAGTTGGGCTAGGCGTTTACCCTCGACCGTGCCTTTGGTCACGAACAACGCCACCCGCTCGGCAGGGACATAGGTAAACGCCAATTAACTAGCCTTCCTCAGACTCATCCGCGCCAAGCTGGCTGGCCAACTCAGGGATGGATTCGATTACTTCTTCGATGATTTCGTCACGGCTCATGCTGGCCGGGATCACGAGGCCCTTGGATTCCGCGAAGTTCTTCCATGTTGCCTTAGCGGCGTTGCGCTTCGGAACTTCCTGTTCAGCCTCGGGGGCTGGCTCCGGCTCAGGGGTGCCCTGTGGCAGGTCCGCCGGGCCGTCTTGGGCCACAACAGGCTCGCGTTCCGGTGCCTCGGTGAACAGGTGGTCACCCAGCATCGGAATAGCCCAGTCGGGGGCCTCCGTACCCGCCATGAGGCACACCAGTTCGCCAACCGCGCTGGCCTGGCGGACCACTGTGTTGTGCAGGAGGGTTTTCGCCAATTAGATCACCTTGGCTTTGAGGGTGAGGTTCGGACGGAAGACCACAGGCAACGCAATCGCGTCGGCCTGAATCTCCAGGTTCTTCCAGTTGCCGCGCTCAATGACGCCAGCGACAATGCCCGGCAGATCGCCCTCGTGTTCGAAGCCACCAGAGTAGTGAGTGAATCCGCTCATCTGGGAGGACATGGTCTGGCCCCACAAGGTCTTACCCAGCGCAGAGGAGCCGGGAGTGTCGGCTTTGCCTTCCTTGCTGGTGAAGATGATGCTGTCCAGGGGAAGAAGATTCTTCACCTCAACCTGGCCGTTGCTCAGGTTGTTTTGGCGATACTTGCGGACAGGGGTGATGCGAACCTCGGGGAGGTCGAACATGCTTGCCATTGTGGCAGCCAGGGTGGATTCGTTGATGCGACCCATCGAAGCGTCGGTGAGGGCAACGACGAACTGGTTCTGGTTGTACTTGGCCTGCTTAATGACCACAGGATGACGCATCAGCTTACGGGCAACACCTTCAGGAATCCACACCAGCTCAGGCTTTTTGCGGTTCTCCTCGCGGTAGAGGTCAACCAGGGAAGCCATGTACTCCAGCGGATCGGAAGTGTCATCCGACCACAGCTTCGGGGCCGTGGTGGTGAACTCGGCTTTGCGACCAAAGTCGATTTCCTCGGTGCCCGCGTTCAGCATCTGCAGCTGAATCTTGCCGTCGGCGATGGCCTGGCCACGCAGAACATCCATTGTCGCAGCGATAGCGCGGGTTGCTTCACGCACAAGGTTCTCTGCCTTGGCGTTCAGGGCATCGGTGGTGTCGCGCTGTGCCTTGAGAAGGGTTTTTTCGTCCAGGACGTAGTTGCGACCCAGGGGCTGAATCTCGCCGCGAGCGGTCTGACGGCCACCCTTGGTGGCGGACGTCAGGTTACCGTCGAACGTGCGGAAATCCGCAATGACCAGCTCGTCCGGCTCACCGTAGTCGACCTCGAACTCCAGGTCTTGGGTGAACTCGGAAGGCAGCAGGGCAGCTAGTTCCGCTTCTTTGGTTTCGTACAGGGCGTGCTCGGTACGCGCGATGGTGGTTAGGCGCTCGGGGGTGAGCGCGTCGCGTGTTACTTCTTTGAGATCACGAATCATTTAAGCCTCGTTTCCTTTAACCAGGGTGATGTTGCTGTTGACTGCAAGGTCGGCTTCTGTGACCTTGATCGGGAGGTAGATCGCGTAGACGATACCGGAGACAACGACACCGGAGTAGTAGTGGTTAAAGAACTCTTCGCTCTGCAAGTCGCGGGTCTCGCCGGGGGAAATAACAAAGCCGTCGACCTTTTTACCAGCACCCTTGGCGGTGTCAGTGAAAAGCTTGTAGTTGTCGCCGTCCTTGTACACGGGGATGCCGGACTTGATCCAGCGGCCCACCTTGTGGGGGCCGTCTTTCTTCAGGTCTTCGTCAATCAGGATGCGTCCGTTGAGGGAGTTGTTGACAGTGTCAATGTTCCCCATCCATCGACGATCCTCAATTGACGGTAGTTTAGGGTCTACACGCAACCCTTTACGGGAGGGGATAGTCGCCAAAATATGCTCCTATGATGGTAGGTACTTGCCGATCCCGCTCGGGGCCGACGTGCTGGCGGGCTTACTCTTCTTCGGAGGCGTCTTGGTTGCCACGGCCTTGAAGGCCAAAATTAGCTTTTCAATCGTCTCCTGGGACAGGTCGCCCTCTTCACTCGTGATTTTACCCCAGTCAAGAAAATCCCCTACAGCCTCAAAGGTGTCTTTGTCAAGCCCAGCGGAAGCAAAACTGTGTTTAACCTGCTCACGAGCCAACTTCTGACGTTCCTTGCGGAGCTTTTCCTCGGCTTCCGCGAGGGCTTTCGCCGCCTCGTCGTCCTTGCCTTCTTCAGCAGGCTCTGGGGCTGCTGGATTTTCAACCGTCTTGGTCGGGGTTTCGGGAGCCGGTGTGGTGGGAGCTGGGGTCGCCTGAGTCTCTTCCTTTTGGGCTTCTTCTGCGTGCGCTGCAGCCGTAGCTAGGGCTGTTGTGGCTTCCTCTTTGGCGTCTTCCTTGATCGCCGCCGCCAAAAGCGACACAAGCTTGTCAAGCGATGATTGGTTGGCCATTTAAACGTCTCCTATGGTCCAAATTCGATAGCTTCTAAGGAGGCTTTCTCGTTAACGTTGACAAGCGAACGGCCATACTCAGGGTGATCAATTACCTTGTACCGGCTCCGCTTCAAGTCGAACCCGCGAGTGGAGCCTGCCGCCTCGTTGTAGAAAACCTCCAGGTCTTCCATATTGATTAGATTACCAGGATCGAAAAGCTGGTCCCCGACCTTGTAAACCTCCGCCACCTCGCAGTTGCAGAGGTTATGGATCGGCATCAGGTCGCCATGCGAGTACATATTAGTGCTGGCGACAATACACAGGCCGCACGACTGGCCGGACTCGGACAGCTCCGGGTGCACAATACGACGGTAGCCCACCACCTTCGACTTTGGTAGCTTGTCCATTGCTACGTGGTGCGTGTTGCGTGACGCGGACTGGATGTCGTGCGACACCATGCGCTCTGCGCGCTCCTCCACCTTCTGCTCGGCGTAGCGCTCGATCACCCGATCCACCTCCGCTGGGGTGAGGGTAACCAACGCCTGGGGCTCCTCTACCGGCCTAGCCCCGGCGGAATCCTTATCGGTTCCCCGAACATTTTCATCGACATCCCGCCCTCCGCCAGCGGGCTCGTCCACGGCTGGCTCCACGGTGCCAAGGGCCGCTCCGCCTCGCGGAGCAACCTTAACTGGCGTCGACGTGCGCGGTCTTTTTGGGTTTTCTCGGCCCTCTGTTTTGCGGGCTTCTTGCTCTGCTTTGGCGAAGACTTTCTTCCACGTTTCATCATAATTCCCATCAGGTTCAACCGCGTCCTCGGAAATCCGCTCCGGTCGAGCGATCGGCAACAGCCCCTGCGTCTCAAACTCCTCAATAAGGGTTTTGATCGGAGCTGAGTCGGGTTTCAGTTCGCGGTTCTTTTTGTATTCGTTGGCCAGCCGCTCGTAGGCATCTTCGAGGCTGCTGCCTCGGGTCGACCTCACCTCCGGCGGATATTCGCTCTCATCCGGTACGGAGCCGGGCAGTGGAATACCCATGATGGCAGAGCGCTCACGAACCCCGGCCCACGTCACAATCTGCGACTGGCGGATACCCATGCGCACAATGGTGGCGGCCTGCCGGGCAAATAGTTTCACCCCCGCGTCGGTCGTGAAGTCCGCGGCGCGCAGGAGCGCCACAACCTGCATGGTGACAGCATCAGTGAGGGCCTTTTTTCCTGCCGCTACAGCAGTCACGATCCCGGCGATCTTGGCGATGTTGGCCTGCTCCACCTGCGCCGGGGTCAGCTCCTGGCCGGGGATGGTGATTGGATAGTCGTAGACAGACCGTGCCGGGGGCAGAGTCTGAGCGGTAATAGGCATTACTCAGTCCCCTCCTCAGCCTTACCGGCCAGCTGGTCTTGCTGCTTCTGCGACTCCGACTTAGCTGGTGTTAGGTTCGTAGCCTGGGTTGCTTTGGCCTTGGCCAGCGGGGTCATGGTACCAATGGCGGAGGTAAGGGTTTGCGACAGCATCTCCTCGATCCGTTCGTTCTCGGCGCGGCGAATCTCGCTTGGTGTCATGAACGCACCCTCACGTAGCGCCGTGCGCAGGGACACGCCTGCACCAACAAGGGAGGTAACAGCAGCGGTTTTCTCGGCCAGAGTGTAAGTCTGGATCGGACCCCAAATTACCTCTAAGGAATCCTCCTCCGCACGGTCCTTTTCGCCGTTAACCCCCAATAGGATTGAAATGTGGCGCTTCCATGCGGCCCCGAACCGACGTCGTCGATCCTCGACTTTGGCGATGCTGTTTTCCTTCTGCGCGTTGGCACCCTGCGCGGACTGGTTTAGGCTATCCGAGAAGTACGACATTGGCGTATAGGTCACCGACGCCAAATCCTGGATGTCCTTGGACACCGAGTTTAGAATCTCCTGAAAACTCGTTGGGGAGGACTCCCAAATCTCGGCACCCTCCGGAAGCATCCATAGAGCGGCGGGGCTGGCTTCGAACATGTCGGAGTAGTCGATCTCCTGGCCGAACTCGTCGCGGCGCCGGAAGTTGCCTTTAACCCCGCGCTGGCGGAACGCCTGCATTGTGGCAATAACAGTGCGCTGTAGGGTCATGTGGTTAATGCGGTCGATGATGGAGAAGTGATCCTCGAACTCGTTTTTGCCATCCTTGTTAGTGATGGCCGTCACCGGCACCCGCTCTTGGTCGACGATGCGTTCCTTCCACCACACCCAGTCCTGCATGACGCCGTACCGGTTGAAAGGAACCTCAGAATCATACTGGGTAAGGCGCAGCGAGAAACCGCGCGCCACCTGCGACTGCTGCTGCTTGTCGTCAAACTCACGTGTCGCCACAAACATGTGGCAGCGACCTGTGGCCTCACCGGTGTCCTCGTCGGTTTCACGCACGAACAGGTTAAGTACATCCCGCGACAGCACGCGGTCGCGCAGGAGCACTACGGCAGCAACAGGCTCGCCGAACACGTCGGTCATGACGGCTGCATTCGACGGCGGCAGAACTTTCTGGCGCTTGGAGCCGGGGTCAACATAAAGGTAGGCGCTGCGGTACGCGCAGGCCAGGGTCATGGCCTCCTGGGCTTTAATCCCCATCGCATCCCGCTCGAACAGGCGTTCAACAACCTCGTCGCCGGTCTCCCCGGAAGACAGCGCCGAGCGGAAACCAAGGATACCAAGGCGGTCCGTGGTGGCGGAAACAATCAGCTTAGCCCAGTTGGTTTGACTGATTTCACGCAGCTCTTGCAATCCCTCGAACTGCTTTTCTTCTTCCGGTTCGTACTCAGTGCCGACGGGGTCGCCGGACATATAGGACTCCGCCTGCTCAATGAAATCCCAGCGCTGCTTAATCTCGTTGAGCAGCGAATAGGCGTAGTAATCCGGGTGGGTTACATCATCCGTGTTTTCAATGTCGTCGCCGGGTTTAATCGCAAACAATGGCGCTCCTACCTAAGTCGTTGCGGGGCGTCATAAAACTCCCCAGGGTCTTCCTTCTGCTCCGCACCCTTCGCCAGTGCGTGCATCCGCGCGGCCCAGCTGAGAACCGCGGCCATTGCGGCGTCGTATTTTCGTTTCTTGTTCAGTTTAACAAGCCGGTACTTTTGCAGACCCTCGTCGTCATACTGCGAAAGCATGTTTTTCCCGGCGTTGCCGACGTGCCTCACCAAATCAGGGTTACCGTCGTGAGCAAGGTCACCTGACTCAATCGCCTCGTTGTAGGCTCGGAGTGCATAGTACATGGGGTTGATGTTTTTGGTGTACCAGGAAATAACCCGCCCCTCCCAACGACCAGCCCAAATGGAGATTTGCTCTTGCCAATACGGCGGGTCGCAGAAAGCGAACTCGACGCGGTAGTCCTCGAAAATCGAGGTCATCACCTCGTCCACCTCTGAAACAGGAACCTCCCATCCTTGGCCGTCCAGTTCCTCCTCATCAGGTCGCTCCCACAGACCAGCCAGAACTTGAATTCCCGTGTCGATTTCGGTGACCACAATCGCGGTGGAGTCTTCACGGCGTGCGCCGTCGAAACCAACTACAACCTGGCTGCCAGGTTGGATGCGTAGAGTCGGGTCACCGAGGGCCCGGAACTTCTGCACGTCGAAGGCTGTCTGCGCGGACTGAACCCAACGGTTGCACCACACGCGCTCAAGATAGGAGCGGTCGGCACCCGCCTCGTCCCACATGGCTGCTGTCGGGATGGGGTCGCGGAACCCGAAGACTTCTTCCCCGGACGCCTCCTTCAACGCGCGCAGGCGATCCCCCATCGTGTCGAACTTGGCGTTAGCGTCACTGGTTTGCCGGTGGTAGAAGAACGTACGGGCCTCATCTGATTTGACCTTACCGGCGGCCATGCGCAGACCCTGCTGGTACTGGTCACGCGCAATAGACGGCTCGGCGGGGTCACCGGCGGTGGTACAAGTCAACTGCCAGGCGTCGTCCATTTTACGCTTAGGCAGGTTGTTTTTCATCGTGGCATACGACTTGCGGTGCCGGTCCTCATACAGACGGTGCGGCTCGTCAATGCACTGGAATGTCGGCTTCTTACCGTCCAAAGCGTTGGGGTTGGGTGCGACAGGGAGGATGCGCGAGTCCGCTTCGCCTTGGATTTGAATCCGCTCGTTTGTTACGTCAAACAGGCCCGCATCATCAATGAGGCTGGCGATTTCTTTCGCCGCACCGTAGGCCAGGTCGTCCAGCATGTCTTTGGTCGGAGCCAGCATAGGAATGTACGGCGACACGACGGACCGGCCAGGCGCGAGACCACCGGGTGCTTTCGGATCGTAGCCGTCGAAACGGATCGGCGCGTCCGGGTGTAGTTCCACCAACGCAATCAGCGCCATGAACTCAGTTTTGGCGGCACCCTTCGGCAGGGAGACGTTAACCTCTGTGAAGTGGCGGCGACCGGACATGTCCATGTCGATGTCCCCGAACTTTAGGTGGTACCCGTCGGGAAAATGCTCATAAGCGCGCATCAACAGGTAGCGGAAGTCGTCACGAACCTTGTACGGCTCACCCTTCAGCGGGCCCGGACCATAAACAAACCTGTCCTCCAAAAACTCGATGATCTGCGGTCCAAGGGACGGCCAAATATCCAGGGTGCCGTCCGGCAGCGTCTCGAGCTGCGGCACAATGATTTCCATCTAAACCCCGAAACCACCCCTGCGCATCCGCGAGCGCTTCCGGCTGCGGGCCGACCGGTGAAAATCATTTGGGTCATCAGCTGCGGAATTGTATTCTCGGGTTTTGGCGGAATGATGCATGAAACACAAAAGCTGCAGGTTACTGATTAGGTTTGCCTGCCAGCGCTCATGCGGCTGGAATTCCGCCAGCTCAACAATATGGTCGACCTCGGTGCCGGGCTCCCCGCACACAGCGCAACGACCGCCATACAGGTCGATCACCTGCCGTCGAATGGCCGCTGTGAAATCACCTTGCCGACGCTTAACCTGATGTTCCGAGCAGCGTGATTTCCCCGGCAGGGCCGCGTTAGTGCAGGCCCGATACCGGGGCTCCTCAGTGAACCACGAGCAGAACCGCATTTAGCGCTTCTTAGCCCGCGATCCGGTCTTAGCGGAAGAGGACTTTTTCTGTCCGCCTTTCTGCCCCCAGGTCTTTTTCTTCTGCGCGCGAGCAACAGCGTTTTTCGGCTCGAAATTATGCCCCCACTTGCCGCCGCCGAGGCCGTTGCCTTTTGTGCGGGTGGTTAGTCGTCGTGATTTTCGTCCTGCTTTGGCCATAGAAAAACTCCTAGATAGTGGTTACATCCATTCTATCTAGGAGTGGGAATTACCAGCCCTCGGGGAAGAACTGCGCTAGGTTCGGTGGCTCATAGTGGGGGCCTTTGCCGACTTTCCCACCAGGGAGAACCTTGTTGTCGATGAGTTTGGTCTGGTTGCTGCGTACAACCTCCCAAAAAGCGGGTTCAACCTTGTCGGTGAGACCGGCCTTGGCGGCCAGCCCGAAAAGAGTGAACAGCACATCGGCGATGCCGTCGAGGAGTTCAACCCGGTCATCCTCCAGGCTCATCGCGGCCAGCTCAACCTCGTTGACTTCCTCACGCAGGAAATCCACGGCCTGGCGGCAGTGTGGGAGTTCATCCCATTTTAGGTTGTAGGGGTCGAGTTGACCAGCCTGGGTATTCCACCGTTCCACAGCACGAACCGCGCTCGTGAGGTCTGGGCCTCGTTTTCCTTCCTTCTCATTAGGCAAGGCGGGCTCAATAGATTCTTTTTCGTCGGAGGACACGGAGGAGGTCTCGACGCCAAGAAACTCGGACAGCTTCTTGTTAACTGCAACAGGCCCGTCGTCAGCAATGATGGTGACAACATACTCTGCCTTCTCCGGGTCCGTAAGGCTCACTGTAACCAGAACCGTGTCCGCGTGCAGGACCCTCTTAAGCGCCTTGGCCCCCTTCTCCTCCGTCACCGGATGATAGAGCCTGTTCTTGACCGTAATGGTCGGTTTGCCGAATGATTCGGCCTCTTTGCTTCGACCGAAAACCCACCTACTGGGGTCCCCAAGCCACATAAGAATGGCCTTCTTGTCGTTATGGCGCATGTTCATAAGCTCAGTTAGGTTGTATTCATCTGAGTGGCTCTCCGTCATGACTTTTTCAGCCAACTCGCCGAAAACCTCCGGACAAACTTCATTCAGGCGAAGAAGGATGTTACGCGCCACCGCCTGGAACTCGGCGTCGACGTCCGGCTGGGTGCGGCGTGTTAGAACCTCCAGCCAGGCGCGGAAGTTACCGGAAACCACCATTGACACCGACGTCGAATTAGGCAGGATCGAGCGGGCCGCTTCTTTAGCTTTCTTGCCGGTCACGCCCTTGGCTTCTAGGGCCTGCTTGATGCATCGGTAGGCTTCACGAATCTCCGCTTCCGCTTCAAAAATACCGGTCTCAACCAGCTCCTCGTCAGTCAGAACCTCCAGCGCAGGCGGCAGCACAAACTCGGCGCTCTCGGAGTCCACGAACCGCTGTGATTCCACAGAAAACGACAGGTGGCGGTGGCGGGTGATCTCCGCCAGGAACGCGCGGGTAACACCCTCCAACAGGAACGACACGGACGCGTGCTCCAGGATACTGTAGTGCTTCTTGTCGTGCACCGTGGAGTGGATGTACTTTTCTGGCGTGTTGGTTGCCTCGTTGGGCCGATGGAAGCTCTGATAGCAGTTGCGTCCCGCGAACTCAATTAGTGAGGCCGCCTGGGTTTCGCCTCCAACCGCTGGCATCTTCTTCTGCAGGAGTTCCTGGAAATCCGAGGATAAGCCAGTGTGAGCGATTAGGGTTACTTTAGGCATTTCCTTCTCCTTCAATGAACTCAGCAAGCACTTCATCGTCAGAGGCGTCGATAATTCGATTCGGGTCAATGTCACCAAGCCCCTGATCCTGCAGCATCTGCTGGCCAATAATCGCCAAGGTCGATCCGAGACCAATCTGGTCCTCAAATCCAACAGAGTGAGCGGCAAGGCTGTCCGAATCTGGTTCATCGCCCTGCGTCATGACAATGAGGGCGACCGCGACTTTATCCTCTCCGGTCTCCGCTTTGATTTGGGTGTGCACACCCCGTGTGATTTCCTCCAGGCTCATCGCCTTAGTCCTTTCTTGACTTCTCAATAAGGTCGTATTCCTCGTCGGCCAGGCGAACAAGCATCACAACCGCTGTTCCCCGCAAGGCAAGTAGGCGTCCAATTTCGGCTTGCCTTTGCCGCGCTTCCGGGCATTTCCTGGCTTTCGCTAGGTCATCTTTCCAGTTTTTCTCCTCGTAGTCAAGCGTGGCGAAGAAAACCCCTTTCGGCGAGCCGCCTTGAACCTCTTCCGGCTCCTCAAGCTCCTCCGGTTTGAAGAACCACTCACCTAGCTCCTTATCCAGGGCTGCCGCCTGGGTTTCAGTAACCCGGACAACCGTTTCGAGTTCTTCCCTGTCGAGTTTCTTCAGTTGTTCGTCTGTGACCTGCAACGGATCAAAAGCTGTGGTCATTCAAATCCCTCCTCAACCAGCATCTGTCCCTTCATGACGAGCGGGGCTAGACGCCAAAAAATTTCATCGTTGATTTCTCCTGTAGCCAGGAAACCCTTGATTTTCGGCTCCATTTCGTCAAAAGAGTCGAACATCACAGATTCCCAGATGACAACTCTTACCCTGTCGTCTACCTCATACCGGCTCAGGTCGAGTACTCCGCGGATGGCTCGCCTAATCCCGACTTGTGTTGCATTGTGAAAGCGCATCGACTAGCTCCTTATGACAACTTCTCGGCTTCAGTGATCTGATGGATGTCGTCAAGAAGAGTGAGAGATGCGGTCATGGAGATGAGCCCTCGGGCACTCCACTTCTCGACCGCCTCTGAAAGCTCTTCCCCGGATGCCCCTCCGAGAACCATGCCCTCTATGTCGTCGGCAGCGTCTTGGGATATATTCTTCTCTTTGTCTAGAGACCGAATACTATCAATAAGAGCCGTTTTTGCGAAGCTTAGTCGATCCTGTCTAAGGATTGGTTTACAAGCCGCTTCTCTTGCCAGTACGTCAACAGCGAGGGTGGCGTAGCCAATGGTGTCCAGCATGTCGTCTGTCGGGTCGCCATGCTCAGCCCAGCGTCCGCGCTGTGCGCGTGCCACCTTAAACAACACCATCATTTGCGCAACCTGCTCTGGCGTCAACTGAACCCGCGAGGTTTTGTAGTCTTGGGAATGACCGTTGATGCCATGCAGGAAAGCATTCCAGTAGTCAGCGATCAACTGTAGAGTGTCGCTGGCCTCGCCGTACTGGCTGTGGCGGTCGTCGAGGATTTCGGTTACCTGTTCTTTAGCGCTCATTTCGTGACCTCTTCTTCCTTCTCGAAAAGCTTCACTGCTTCCGCGGGGGTGAGGCTTTCAACCCGAAGCATACAGCGGGTCAAAGCAACGACTTTCAATGATCCACAAGAAACATCGTCCAGGGCTTTAGTGAAGGAAATCGAGGAGGACCGGTCGGAGAATTGAATGTCCACGGATTTCACATCATAGGAGCGAATGAGACCGTCAACCCCCGCCTGCTTTGCCGCCTTAGCCACGCAGTTAGAAAGAGTGAAACTTTGCTTCTTGGACGCGAATGTCCCCTGATACACGAAGTCTTTTATTTCACACAAAACCTCGTCCAGTTGGGAAGCCATGAGGCGAACAACCACATCCAACTGCCTCAGTCCGACGCGGTGGTCCTTGTTTTTCGGCAGGGTTACGACAGCCTCGTTACTGTCTCGGTAGTCCCCCGCCAGGATGCGGCCGTCCAGTAGGTGGTCTGCCAGGGAACGAGCCCACGCTTCAAGGACTTCGAGAGTTGATAGCGCCGAATGGGTGGTGATCGTGTCCGACCCGATTCGACTGTTTGTTGACGGCTTGTTGAGGGTGAACCGGTTGTCTGGGATTTCCTTCCAACTCCCAACGAAAGCGGTGTTTTTCACCTCCGTCACTGGCATGTGGTCCTTGACCTCCATGCGGATGGTGGCCTCCTCCAGTGAAAGACCAGGGCTCATCCACTTCACAACTCGCTCCTCAAGAGGAACCAAGTCGTTGGGATTCATTGATTGAATGAGATCAACGACTTTGATGATTTGGTCGATGGTTTCCCGCTCGGATTGCGGCGGAGTGAAGAGGAAAACGTCCCCCTCCTTGACCGACACCTCTTTACTGGCGTTCTCGATGTAACACAACATGTGTCAAAACTCCTTTCTGAGTCGTTTAAACCATATCTAATGCGTCGAGAATTGTCAATGCGTCCGCTCTTTTCTGCTGGCCATATCACACGACCCCTCTAAGAGTCAATGTGTTCTTCGTCACACGTCAGACAACCTATAGCTCGACAGGTAGCAGATGTATCTATTAATAGGCTGTGACGAAAATAGTGACGAAACTAAATGAAAATCATTCCCGATAAGTTGCGTTTTAATGCAATTCGCAAAATCGGCCTCTGTGAGCCCCTCTGAGCGATTTGGCCCCCTTCTGGGCCGGTTTACCCCTCGGAGCTATGAGTTAGGCCGTCAGAAAGGACGTGAGTGAGTGTTCGAATAGAACCGACCTGCGGTTTTGTTTTGAGCCGAGGGGTTTGACCTGCGGCTTAAGTCCATCTTCAAAGTCGTGGTAGCACATCCGATTTCGTCCGTTATCATCTCGTTATAGAACAGTGTTCAAATTGCTGCAGGTTTGCTTTTTACCCTCTGACCATAGTGAACTTAAATCGAAATTTCGGGGGTAAATAGAAGGGGTGGTTCACCTTATCAGGTTTGATAACTAGTAGAAAATCGGTGTTCAATTTCTATTTATGCTGGTCAGAGCGATTTAAAAATTAGAACACCCCTTAGGGAATTAGTTGATTCGAACCCACTAATTCTATTTCCCCAGGTCGCACTCTCGAACAAACTTTCGATCAGCATTCTGTAGGTGTTTTCTAAGGATTTTCTTAGGATTAGACAGGGTATTTTCTTATGTGATACATGTCACACCGACCTCGGATTTTTTGCATTAAAGCAATTGGGGGTAGAAATTGACCTTGCGCCGCAGGTCAGAGGCGGCTTCAAACGTGATAATCTTTTGCATGAACTTTAAAGTTCAACGCATTGAACTTTAAAACCACACAATCGGGCACTCGAAGAGGGCTCTTTTGTCAGCTGAGTCATCGGTGGTAGGTGACACATTCTAAATCGAGCTGTAAGGCCCCTCTCGCTTGAGAACATAGGGCCTCCTGGTATCGGTGGCCCATAGGGGTTTTCAGGCCGTCACAGAAGCTGTCAGGTGCCGTCTCGTGCGTCCGCTGAGTTCATGGCATCCGCTCGGGTGGATTTCGGGGCCGAGGAGGAGGGTTGGCTTAGGCAAGGCTAACCTAACAAGACTTTTATGATCTATATAAGGAACCGCGCGCGAGGAAAAGATCTGGAAGCTCTGACCTGCGGAAACGCTATATGGCTTCCGCTGGAGGCGGTTTTTGGAGGGGCGAGACCTGGCTTTCAAGGCTCTTAGGCCAGGAAAATCGCGGTTTTGAGGCCGATCTGAGCGTTTTTGGGGTCGTTTGAGGGCCGAGGCTGGCTTCCGCGGTTGAAACCTTGCAGGTGGGCCGGTTGTGGCGAGCGGGATTTCCCTGTAACCAGAAAAACAAAAACCTCTCTGACCAGCGGTTTTGTAAAACTGGTATATATGGTTTCCGCTGGTCAGAGGGGGTTTTGGTGTTTTTTGTAGTCATATTCAGGGGGGTCGTTTCAAGCTGGCTAATATAAACCCTCAAACAAGATTTTGTGAGGTAAGTCACAAAGAGGTTTTTTCTCATATGTGGACTTTGAAAAATCACCTGAATAACTTGAATCAAAGGGCTAAAAACATAGGCTGACCTGCTAAAAGGCCTATACCAAAAGTGGGATCGGAAAAAATGGATAGATAAAAACCCCAGGAGCTAGAAAATCTTAAGTGAATCAAGTCTGGATGTGCCCTGGTTAACACTATGATAGCAAATCTGAAGCCCCCCTAGATTAAACTATATACTATATACAATATATATATTAACTTAAAAAATAATAATAAATATATAAATATAATAATTTTCCAACCCCCTCCAACTTAGGCTAGCCTATCCTAAGTTATCAAGTTTGAAGTGGGGTTTGACCTGCATTTATAACCTTTTCTTTCGGTTTTCGTCCGTTTCGCAGGCACTCTCCAGCTGGCGTTTTTTCTCTCAGGATTTGCAGTGAATATGCTACTTTGTGGCCTGGGTCACTTATTTTCTCTCAGTTTCGAGGTGGTAGCAAAGAGCGGAAACTAGCCCTGACCAGCGGGTTTGTTGTTCGCCTATACGCGTGCGGGTGCGTGCCCAGGCGCCAAACCGGGGCTTGGAGGGGGCTCGAAAACGTGAACAGTGTTCACGAATTTGGTTGCTTTTTAATGCAACTCGTTAACCTGTTGTTAACCTAGCACATCTGCGACCAAAAATGCGCAGGTCAGAAAGTTGGATGATTTTCAAACAATAAGGTACCTTCAGGCTGCACACCGTTCAAGTATTGTGACCTAGACCACTAAACACCGTTTTTGAACAGTGTTCAGGAGAATGTCACGAAATGGTCACGAAATGATAAGAATTTCTTAGGTTTGGAGATGGTGTGACTGACGACACACTGGATCGGGGGTGTTTTTGGGGTGTAGGCATAAAAATAGACCCTCCGAAGAGGGTCGAGACTGGAGGTAAAAGAGAAGAGCGGACTCTATAAGACGGCGCGGGCTGCGAAAGTCGAGTACGCCTGTCGGATCGCGGAATCCCGGACTGCAACAAGTAGTTGGTCGCGTTCGCTTTGCGTTCCGCGCAGATCAAGTTCGTGCGTGTAGACGCGGCACTGGTTCTGGTGGGTCTGGATCAACCCGAGGGCTTCGGGGATGGCCGCGCAGAAGTCGCTGCCGAACGTGCGGTTTCCGGAGCCGACAATGAACACCGGCGTCGGCCCGAACGGCGAGGTTGGGAGGGGCCATAATTTTTGTGAGGTGAGGACTTTACGGAAACACGTCGGAACCATCGGACCTTTCACGCGGCTGCCGTCCTCCAGGGTGACGAACTGGCCGTAGCTGGGGACGACCAGTACAACCGCGTCTGGGTCGGCCTCGGCGGGTGTGCTGGTGTTGTACACGTCCACCTCGTGCTGTGGGTTTGAGGGGGACGGTGCGTGACGCAGGCTATCGTAGACGGAGGTGACCGTCACCGGCGTGCCGTGCGCACCCGCGTCAGGTGTGAGGCGGTGCTCCGTGTACTTGACTAGGCAGCGCTGCAGGGGGTTTTTCGCGTAGGCGAGGCGGCTGGCCAGGTCTTTAGCAACGAACGCGGAATTATTGTTAAGGCTGACGGCGTGGATGTGAACCACCGGCGCCACGGACTCGTAGTGGCGAATGACGGGAATAGGCATGACTTCTCCTTTTCAAGGACGGGGTTTGAGGGGTCTCAAGTTAAGAATACCCCGACTTTTAGGCCGGGGTGGGTGTTTGCTGTTATTTCGGGTGGTTTTCCTTGTTCCGCTCTCGGGTCGCTAGGCGGATTGTGTAGATGTCGAAGCCGTCATCATCGAGCCAGCCGGGTCCAGTGAGTGTCAGGAGGTGATGTGGTTCATCTTTGGGGTCGTCCTTCACCTCGACGCGGATGGTTCGCAATCCGCCGAATTGTGTATTTTCTTCCTTTTTGAGGTTATCCAGCATGGACAAACAGTGAACTTGGCCGAGGAACGGGTCGCCTTGCTGGATTTGCCACGCGCTCCCGGCGGGGCTGCTTCGGGTTAGTTTGTTGTCGAAGTACAGCATCGTTCCGTCATCAAGGATGAGGGAGTTATGGTAACCGGTGTCCACTACACTATGCCGGTAGAGGATAGCCTTCAGGCTTCCGGCGTGAAAATCCTTGAACATCAGAACAGAATCGTAGTCGTCCTGGACCGGGTTGAACAGCTGGTCTTTTAGTACCACTTGTCTTCCTCCTTGTTTCGCTGCTCGGTTTCCGCGCCGACGAGGTAAAGCTCGAAACCATAGCCGTAGAAGCCGTTATCCTCGTAACCCTCCAGGGTGAGGATTTCCTGAGCCTTGATGCTGGATTCGGTGTACACGAAAATCCTAACCCGAGTGTCACAGTCTTCCTCGGACTCCAGGTCGAAATCCTCCTCGTCCCAACGGACATCAGTAATCGCGGAATCCGCTTTATTGATGGTATCGACCCACCATCGGCCCGCCGGGCAACCACCGCACCCGTCGTTAGGGACGACGTAGACGGTGACGCCGTTGTCTAGGATAAGGCCTGGCACATTGTCGTGCGGGTTTTTGATGTCGACAATTCGGCGGCCCACAAGGATTTCCCTCAGTGTTGCCGGGTTGATTTCGCTGTATTCGAGACCCCGGTCGTAGTCATGCCTCCACTGGTCGAACATCACGCACCTTCGTTCGGTTCAGGGGTAAGGGTGATGGTCGGCACCTCACGCGGGAGTGTCTTGGTGTCGGGTTTGGCGTTGACCCCGGCGCGGCGGTGAGCCCAGTCGCAGTCCACGGCCTGCAGTTGGAACTTGTTCGGGTCAAAGCTTTGTTCCGAGGAGCTGTCAAACTCGTCGAACAGGACGCAAGTCACTTCGGAGCCGTCCTCCAGGCGGATGTTCTGGGTTTTGGTTTGCGGCTCCACTGGGGTGTCGGTGTTTGCGGAGCACCCGGCTAGAGCCAACACGGCGGCAGCTGCCACAGCGGCTGCAGCACCCATTTTGGTGACGGCGTAGCCGATTTTGGTTGTTTTGGCGGGGGTGGAGGTTGGGTCGGCGTGACGCGGCTGGTAGTCATGGCCTTTGAAACGGCTGGGGTGCTGTTGTGCGGAGTTAAGACGGTGAGTCATAGCTTAAACCTGCTTTCTCGATTTTCTTGTTCAGGGCCTGGGTGCGGTCAGCCACATACTGTAGGGCGTTCTGGGTTTGTGCCTGCTTCTGCAACGAGCGGATGTCCTGAATCTCCGACAGCATGTCGAATTTGACGCGATCCAGCTCCAGAGCTTTGCGCAGGCTGTCGGCGCTGATTTCAGCGGGGCGGGTACAGTCATCCGCGGTTGTGTTGGGGTCCGTGAACTCCAGGTACGGGCCGACCAGCGCAGCCTCAATGGCGGCGCGGAGGTCGTTGTACGGCATTTCAATGTCTTTGAGGCGGACGGACACCTCCATTGTGACGGAGCCGTTCTGGATGATGTCGTCCACGAGTTTACGCGGCGCGTGCTGGCCTGGTGGTAGGGACTCAGGGAAACCCGCGTCCCAGCGGGCCTGGGCTAGTTTACCGGCTGTTTCCCGGTCGAAGAATATGCTCATCTTCTCCTCTTTCTAGGTTGGTTTTGAGCTTAGATAGCGCAGGGGCTTGGTTTGGTTACGGCACCAATGCTACGGCAGCGTTGACGCATCGACATCAGGGAAGCATACGCATGGAATTTCACGCGCAGCTGCTTTAGTTGTTCATGGCTGATGTCGAAACCCCTGTGCTGGTTGTCGAAAGCAATAAGGGTGTCTAGCAGATCGCCGCCGGTCTTGTCGGCTAGGCGTTTAAAATCCGCGTCGGTGGCAGCGCATAGTTCCTTAGTAACCAGGTGGCCAACGGTGGCGCCTTTAAGGTTTTTGAGAGCGGGAAGTGCTTGTGATCCGTACCACATTGCTTGGTTGTCGGGGCCGGTGAGCGCAATACGGTGATTGTTGTCATCAACGGCGATCACGGTGCATTCGTGTGGTCGGCCTGTCTTACTGACGAAAATGACCCGCTCACCCTGGCGGATGCCGAGGTCTTCAGCCTTGGCTGTTGTTTCCATTCCTCCTCCTCAGAAGGTCTCTTTAGCGTTGTTTAACAACCGCTTGGTTTTCTTAATGTCTATCTTATCGGCCTTGTCGCCGACAAACAAGTCAATGTCGGGGCTGTGCCCGAAAAACAACTCCTCTGGGGTGGCTAAAGAAAACTTCGGAGGTCGGCGTGGCGGGGGTCTTCTTCTCATGCTTCTAGTCTATCGGGACCGGTTGGGCCCCGGCTGGATGAAGAAGGGGTGCTATGGATTCAGCGGCGGCACAACGGTGTCCGGCTTACCCGCGACCATTTCGTGCAGAGGGAACGAGGACAAGGGTGCGCCGGTCGGATGCAAGGCCGGAATGTACTGGATAGCCATGTGCGCCAGGACATCCAGGTAGGAGACAATGGTTAGGAGGATCATTGGAGTGCTTCTTTCATTTCGTCGAGGAGTTCGATAGCGGTGGTAACGCCATCAATGTCAATGAGTGTGCCGGGGATTTCCTGGGCCAGGCCGTTCGTTGCCTCGTTGATGAGCTCATACTGTTGTTCAACGAAACTACGACCCCGGTTGAGTGCTCCAAACTGTTCGATGGCTTCCGCTGTGGTGTGCAGGGGTAGGGGGTTGCGTGCATACGCGAAGTCGATGGCCGCTGAGCCGTCCAGCTTGTTGAAGAATGTTAAGGTGGAGTCCGGGCCGATATCCGCGGCGCGGACTGGCGTCTTCGGAGTTATGAGGGCTCTGTATGCGCCTTGAATGTGGCGGGTTTCGTCATCCATGCAGGTGATGGTGGCGTACGCCATGACGCAGTTAGTGAAAACAGCGAAGTTTTCGTCCGGCTGTTGCAGGGAACCGATCCGCGTGTTCGCGGCCAGGGTTTTGTCTAGGCGGGTTCGGTGCAGGTCGCATCCCGACAGGAAAGACCGACTGATGCGCGAGGTTGCGCCGGTCACGAGTGTTTTCTCCAACACGGAGTCTATGACGGGGATGTAGCGGTCCACAGTGGATTTGCACAGCCAACTGTTTTCTACTTTGGTTTCCCGGTAGACGGTGGAACGGTCGAGCTCCGAGCATAGCACGAAGGATTCTACGCCGACGTAGCTTGCGTTGATGGTAGAGCCGATAACAATGGCACCTTCCTCAATCAGGGTGCCGCCTTTGATGTTTGACCCAACGATGACTGCTCCTGGTTCAACGATGGAATCATCGTCGACGACTCCGCCAATGATGTAGCCTTCCTCGTCTCTGGGCAGGTTGAAGACCTTGAATTCATCCGGGAGCTTGCGCCAGATGTTTTTAGTCGCCTCCACGTACTCGTTTTCCGTGTACCTAAGTGTTCTCATGTGCAGTCCTCCTCTGGACTTTGGTTCTGGTGGGCACTTTTTGTGCTCGAAGACGAGTTTAGACGAGAGAGGAGGAGGTTGTCAACCCCTTGGGTTGGTTGTTTGGCTTTTATCTGCTCTTAAACGGCGAATATCGGGGTTTTTGACTGGGGTTTGCGCCTGGCGGGTTGAGGGTGTATAAAAGAAGAAGGTTCCAGAGGGACATAAAACCCGGCATATCGGCCGGGTTTTTGTTTTGCCTTAACGACCCCCAGGCGCCGCAGCCCTCCTGGGGGTCCGGTCCTAGCTGTCTTGGGGTCACCGTGGGTGCCTTACGAGGGCCAGGCCGCATGTTTAGAAGTTTAGTGAGGCCGGGGAGCCTCGACGGTAAGCCTTGTCGGGGGCAAGGTGTCCGCCTTGATGTCTTAATTGTAACACGGGTTAAGAAAACCCCCGGCCAAAGTGCCCGTACCGGGGGTTCAACAAGAAGCACGCATGTGAGTCTTGCCATAACAAAGGTTGCTGAGGGAATCAGTCCCCGCAGGTCTGATTGTAGCTTAGTGGTGGTGTGGTGTCAATTTTTAAACCCCGGCGCGCTGTTTTGTGGTGGATGCAGGCAGCGTCCGGGGCCTCGGGGGTCACCCTAGTACTTCGGCGTCTATGGTGCCGGTGTGCCTAGAGTATAGTGCCTGCATCTCGTCGCGCACAACCTTGGCGGAGATTTTGGTAGGAGCAGCCGCACGGAGCTGATTGGTTCTTGTCGCGGCGGCCTCACCCTGCGCAACAGACCAGCGGAGTTGTTCACGGGCCAGAGGCGTCAGGCCGTACATTTTCAGAATCTCCTGGTGCGCCTTCTGCGCTTTGATGCGGTCGCTGAGCTTGTAGAACGGGTTCAGGGACTCCTGGAGGAGCGCGGCAGCCTGGTATAAGGTGTGGATGTCGCTGGCCAGCCACTCGCGGGTCATGGGAGACAGCCAGATCGAGTCCCACCAATCCTGCACCGCCTTGAACCACTCGCCATCCGCGGGGTCGTCTTTGTCTGCGAGCGGGATGAAGTAGTCGTGGTAGTCGGGGAGAGGGGGGATGTCGCTCGGTGTGGCATCGACGGGGGTGAGTATCTTGACGGCGGCCTTCGAGCCTTTTTTAGATGGACCGCCAGCCTTGCGTGCGCCTCCACGTGCCATTTCAGACTTCCTTAAGGTTCGAGTTAGTGTCGATTTGACACGAACTAAGTTGCACACTGAGTGCAAAATTGCAGAGTGTGTGAAATTTTTCGTACCGAGTGCAAAATTGCACGATGTGTGCAATCTTTCAGTATAAGCAGGGGTTTTGGGGGTGTGTACCTAAGCCGGTTTTCTGAACTATCGCAGACTCCAAAGTGCCGGTGCTGCACTTTGGAG